CCTCGACGCCGTACTCCGAGTACAGGCCGCGCACCCCGACCTCACCAATGCCGAACTCGCCTCGGTGTGCACCGAGTACGGCGTACCCGTCTCACCGACCCAGGTATTGGTCGCGGTCCGTACCCGTATCCGGCAGGCCCTACCCGCCGTACCCGAGGACGCCGAGCCGCAGCAGCCCACCCTCCCGGCCGCACCTGCAGACGAGCCGAAGCCGCAGGCCGTACCCGCTGCGGCACCCGCACCCGACCCGCAGCACCGACCCGTACCCGACACCACCGGGTACGAGTACACCCACACTGGCCTGCACCTCGACGTCACCACCGAGCCCGAGGTACGCCCCGAGTTCGCCTGCGCCGTACCCGCCACCCAGGTGCGTACCCACCGTATCCGGCCCGAGGTGCACGCCCGCGTACCCGACGCACCCGGCCCGGTCGAGGACGCCTTCGCCTTCATCCGCCGGCGTGCCCTCGAGGAGCACGCGCAGCGGGAGGCCGTACCCGGGGAGCCGCGTACCCATACCCGGGCCGAGCCCGTACCCGGCGTACCCGAGCGGTCCGTACCCGGCGTACCTGACACCCGCGAGCGCCCCGTACCCGTACCCCACCCGGCGGGTACGGGCGGGGCGGACGACGTACCCGCCCTACTCGTCCGGGCCCGCGCGGTGGACGACGCGCACCGCCAGGAGCACAAGCGCCCGGCCAGCATCCACACCCTCAAGAAGGAGCTCGGCGTCGGCCAGCCGAAGGCCCAGTTGATCCGCGATCTGCTCGCCGCCGAGTCAAGGAGTTCCCGATGACCGCGTGGAGGAAGTGGATCCCTCGCCGTCCCGCTGCCGATCCACAGCCCGCCCCGTCGGCCCCCGGGCAGGACGACACCGCGGCGGCCGAGCAGGTCCTCGAGGACCAGGAGCCCGGCGACGCCGAGGACCTCGAGGACGCCGACGACGGGGACCAGGAGGAGCGCAAGCCCTGGTGGTCATCGAGACCAGCCCCCGACCAGCCGGACCCGGACCCCGCCGGGCCGCAGACCTGGACGGTGTCGCCCGGCGTGCAGGTCACCATCAACCAGCCGCCCCAGGCACCGTCCGCCCCCGCGCCCACCAGCCTCTGGCGCCTCCGGATCCGCCGGTGGCTCCTGCGTCACGGCGCGGCCGCCGGCGTCGGCTGGATGTTCGGCCTCTACCAGTCGATGGCCGCGCTCCTCGACAGCCCGGAACGCGGGGGAGCCGCCGCGGGCCTCGGACTGGCCGGCATCGGCTGGCTGTTCGCCGAGATCGTCACCGACCGCCTCGGCCGCCACCTCCCCGCCCGCCTGCGAGCCGCCGTCCACTGGACCGCCCGCATCCCCTTCGCCACCGCCCTCCTCGTCACCGCGCTGCACGCGCCCAACGCCGTTCTCTAGGAGCACCGATGTACCTCGCAGCACAGAACGGAGCCGTCTTCGGCGCCCTGGGCACCGGAGGCTTGGCCCTGTGCGCTGCTGCCTTCCTGGTCCTCGGCGTCAAGGGCAAGGGAAAGGTCAAGCTCAAGGACAACCCGGCGATGATCACCGCGTTCATCGCGGCCACCGCGTTCCAAGCGGCCGGGAAGATCTGGGACAACCCGGAGCGGATCACCAAGCAGGGACTCACCGGCCTTGGAGTAGGCACCGGCAATGGCGCGTTCGGCCAGGTAGGCATCGGATCCGTCGCCCTGCTGCTACTCATCCTGATGCTCTGCTGGGACATGACGCCCGCCCGCGGCGCCACCCTCGGCCTCATCGCGGGCATCGTCTGGCCCGCTGCCGGCAGCGACTCCATCTGGGCGCTGCCGTGCGAGCTCGCGGCCGCCGTCCTGATGATGGTGGGCGGCTGACATGCGCGTCTGGATCGCCGTCTGGACCGGGTCCAGCGCCATCACCAGGGTCATCTGCAACTGGATCCGCGGGGGACCGGCACCACGGCTCATCGGCCTCGCCCTGGCCGCCGGGTTCATCAAGGGCCTGCCCTGGACCACGTCCATCGCGGTCCTGCTCGCTGTCGGCTGGCTGTTCACCGCCATCACCGTCGGCCTGCGCCTGCCCACCCCGACCATCGCGCCCGCCCAGCCGAAGACCTCCGAGCAGGGCGAGGCCAGCGCCGACGAGACCGCCTCCGAGGCCTCGACCGACGTCCGCGAGGGGGCCGCCGGAGCCGCTCGCGAGCCGTTCCGCGAGACCGTGATCGAGGCCCTGCACGGCCTCCTCCATGACACCGGTGGCGTGCACCTCCAGGACCTCGCCCAGGCCCTGCCCGGCGGCCCCTGGAAGACCGGCCAGGTCCGCTCCCTCCTGGCCTCCCACGGCATCCGCGTACGCCCCGGCGTACGGGTGCCCGGCGTGGGCGGACGGGAGGGCGTACACCGGGCCGACATCCCACCCCTGCCCTCCCCCGCCGAAGACACCACCCCTGCGGCCGTTGTCGCCGCAGGTCAGAGCAACAACAACAACGGCAACAACGGCGAGCCCGCTGAGGAGCAGGGCGAGGACATCGTCCAGGACGCGGCCAACCCGAACCGCTGGCACGTCCTCCCGCGCCGCGCGCGTCCCGCCGCTCGTACCGGCGGCAAGGGCACGGCCTGACCCACAGACTCCCGGAGCGGCCGCTCCAGCCGGCAAGCAACGGCGGCCGCCCCGGGCCCATCCCGATCACGAGACAGGAGCTCCATCATGGGCCTCTTCAAGGGCAAGGACGAGACCGCCAAGCTGGCCGACACCGTGGCCAAACTGCCCCGCCAGGTCGCCACCTGGACGCCGGAGCAGCGCGCCCGGTTCGCGGACCAGTCGGACCGGGCGATGCGCGAGCAGAACGGCACGCCCCAGCTCGAGGACTAACCACCCGATCACATCACTCCGTCACAAGACGGCTACACCACGTCCACGTCCGGCGTGCGCAGCACATCATGCCTCTACACACCGGTCCCCGGGCCTCGCTGCCACGCGCGCGGCGAGGCCCGGCACACCCCTGCCCCAAGGACACCCATGCCGCGCCGCCGCAAGAGCGACGACACCTGTGTCGCCGTCGCCTTCATACTGATCATCGCCACCGTCCTGCTCACCGCGATCGTCCACTGGGCGGTCACCACGCCCGCCGTCCGGCCTGTCGCCGCACTCCTCCTCATCGGCGGAGCCGTCCTGTACGCCCGGCGCCACAGCGTCCGCCGGACCCGCAACGCCGAGCAGGCACAGATCCGCGACGCCCAGTCCAGGGAGATCGCCCGCTACCACCTCATGGACCCGCGCGAGTTCGAGGACGCCATCGCCTACCTCTGCCACCGCGACGGTTGCCGCGACGCCCGCCGCGTCGGCGGCGCTGGCGACCTCGGCGCCGACGTCACCGCCATCGCTCCCGACGGCCGCCGCATCGTCATCCAGTGCAAGCGCTACGGGCCCACGAACAACGTCGGCTCCCCGGACCTGCAGAAGTTCGGCGGCACCTGCTACGCCGTCCACGGCGCCCAGGTCGCCGCCGTCGTCACCACCAGCCGCTTCACCAAGCCCGCCAGCGGCTACGCCCACTCCATGGGCATCCACCTCTTCGACCAGCACGCCCTCGCCGCCTGGGCCAGCCGCACCGGCCCCGCCCCCTGGATGCTCGAGTCCCGAAACGGCCCCACCACCAGCACGCCCGCGAGAAGATGAGCAGGCCGACCCCACACCGGACCGGAGGACAGATGGACACCATGCTGCGTCTCCTGCGTAACCGCGGGCGCATCATCAACCTGCTCCGGAGCAACGTCCGGGCGGCCGGCGTACCGGTCCTCATCTGCGTCGGCCTCCTCACGGTCATCGCCTGGACCATCGGCACCCAGAACGGCAACCGACTGCTCCTGTGGTCACCCGCGGCCTACGCCTGGATCCTCGCCTGCAGCTACGCCCTCACCCGCGCTCTGCACGCCCCGGCCGGATGGACCAGTCCCCCTCGCGACCGCAGCTGATCACCATCCTTGCTACCGGCCCCGCCGCGCACCTCCTCGGCGGGGCCCAGCTACGCCTCGGGCCATCGCTGGGAGACGAAGAACGCCCGCTACTTGCACATCTGTCGCACCTTGCCACACTGACCGCACTGATGCGCCATGATGTCCACTCAACTAGCGCTCCCTGGGGGGACCTTGAAGCACCGCACCATCCTGTCCGCCGCCGCCCTGCTCGCCGCGACCGCTCTCCTCGCCGCCTGCGACGACGGAACCAGCAAGGACTCCGGCAAGTCGGCCAACAACAAGCCGGCCGCCAGCAAGCCCGCGGCCACCGCGGAGAAGGAACTCACGCAGAAACAGAAGGACCAGGCCGCCAAGGCCGCAGGCATCCCTCCGAAGCCGACCGGCGCCGAACGCGCCCAACTGCTCCGCGCCCTGGCCGCGGCAAACCCCGACACCGTCCGCTACGAGGACAAGGCCATCGACGCCGCACGCAACCAGTGCTCGGCGATCAACGGCGGCGGCCAAAAACTCGACTGGTCGGCCTCGCAGCGCTTCACCTACAAAGACGTCACCACCACCGAGGCCCAGGGCAAGCAGATCAACGAGGCGCTCAAGGGCCTCGGCTTCTGCAAGGTCTGACCCGGCCCGCCCAGAGGCAGCCGCTGACCGACAGAGCAGGCCCCGCCGCGCATTCCCATCGCGGCGGGGCCCTCACCTGCGTACCACCCGCCCCATGACGCACCATGTACCCATGGAGTACGCATCCCTGCCTCCCGGCCAACTCACCACCAGCCAGGCCGCCATGGCCGCCGGCGTAGTGCCAGACACGATCCGCGACTGGGTACGCCGGGGCGTGCTGAAGCGGGCCGGCGGATCACCGCGGCGCGCGATCTATCGCGTCGAGGACGTCATGGCCGCGAAGATCGCCCCCAAGCCGACCCGCGAAGGCCAACGCGCCCGCAGGTAAACGCCGCTTGACGTGCGCCGATCGATGCGCCACGATCTTCCCGCACACCCATGTCCGAAAACGGACTCACATACAGGCATTGATCAAGGCCCCGGAGACCTGACTCCAGGGGCCTTTTTCCATGCCCAGGCACCCGCCTCCGCGCCCGCCAGGACCTGGGGAGGTCTCCGCGCGGCCGAGATTGGGGCAAGCCGCCGGCCCGCGCGCGGCGGGTGCCGCCCACCCCAGCTACGTGAGGAGCCCACCGTGGCGAACTTCGTCTTCAACGTCGCCCTCGGCATGGTCGGCTACTACGCCACCCTGCCCGCCTCAAACGACGCCCTGATCGCCATCCCCCTGGAAGCAACGGGCCTCGAGACCGACGCCGTCCTGCGCGACAAGGACACCCTCGCCGACATCGTCTCCGGCACCACCAACGAGCAGACCACCCTCGGCCGCCAGACCCTCACCACGGTCACCGCCACAGTCGACGACACCAACGACCGCCTCGCCGTCGACTCCGCCGACATCACCTGGGACGACACCAGCGGCAACCCGATCGGCGCCATCGTCATCTGCTACGACCCGGACACCACCACCGGCTCCGACAGCACCCTCATCCCCCTGTGTAAGTACGACGCCCCCATGACGCCCGACGGCACCGACTTCACCGCCAGCGTCAACGACCTCCTGCGGGTCACCTCCGCGACCTGAGCCCGAAGGAGCCTCCATGCCCAGCTTCAACGAGCTGGCCGACGACTTCGCCGACGGCACACTCGACACCGTCCAGTGGAGCGGCTCCTACGGAGACCCCACCGAGAGCGGCGGCCGCGCCCACATCCCCTGCAGCACCGGCTACGCCGGACTCAAGAGCGCCGCCGCCTACACCCTCGCCAGCAGCGCCATCGCCATACGTCTCCACGCCCCCGACCCCACCGGAGCGGCCTCCGCAGCCGCCTCCGTCCTCGTACTGAGCTCCGTCGGCGGCCGCGACGCCGGATTCATCGTCGACCCGGCCCAGAACGCCATCGGCCTGTGGCTCCGCGAGGGCTACGCCGACGCCGGCGCGCTCTTCCCCACCTACGATCCCGACGCGCACGCCTGGCTCCGCCTACGCGAGACCGCTGGCACGCTCTACTGGGAGACCAGCCCGGACGGCATCGACTGGACCACCCGGCGCAGTGCAACGTCCCCGGCCTGGACCGCCGACACGGACGCCGCGTTCCTCATCGAGGGCCACCGCGACGCCGGCGCCACCACAGACATCGCCGTCGACAGCATCAACGTCTCTCCCGTCCGCGACCTCGGCACCGCGCAGGAGACCGCCCAGGCCCAGCCCCTGGCCCTCGGCAAGACGCTCCGCCTGGGCACCATCACCGTCCACGTCACCCCTCGCGGCCTCGCGTACACCAAGGCCCGGGCGCTCACGACCGCCCAGGCCATCTGCACCGCCCCGTCCCTCGACACGGGCAAGCGCCTGGACCTCCCCACAGCTCTCCAGACGGTCACCGCCCAACCCCTGAGCACCCACAAGGCATACGCCCTGACACCGGCCCTCGAGACCGCCACCGCGCACGTCCTCGCCTCCCTCACCGCAGCCGAGGCCGACATCCAGATCGGCCAGCCCTACACCAACTGGGAGGCAGGACAGCCATGGTGAACCCCCTCGTCCTCCCCAGGACCACACGCGAGTACGTCCACGTACCCGTCCCAGGCAACCCAGACCTCACCACAGCCCCCTCCCTGGCCTTCCTGACCACAACAGGCCCACCAGGAGACGACGACTGGCTACAGGCCACATGGCACGAGGGCACTGCACGCCTGCTCATAGGGCCCGATGGGGGCGCCGTACAGCTCTCCCCAGGGCGATACCGCATCTGGATCCGCCTCACAGCAGGAGCAGAGAGACCCGAGCGCAATGCAGGCCTACTGATCATCACCTGACAGGACCTCACGCATGCCCAGGCGTATCCCCTGGGGCTACCCCGGGGGCTACCTAGAGGGAGGGGCTGGCCATGCCGTACGCCCCACCCTCACGCTGTACCGATCCCGAGTGCCATGAGCTCGCCACCAAGGGCTCACGCTGTGACACACACCAGCGCATCCCCTGGGCAGGACGCGACAACAAGGCCGAGCGATACGGCATCAGCTCAGGCGAGTGGCGCACCCTCAAGCGCAAGATCACCAAGCGTGATCACGGCTGCTGCTACATGTGCGGAACCGAGGCACCCGACCCCGAGCTGCACGACGAGGACGACCGCAGCACGCATCCACACGAGCTCGACCACGTCATCCCCATCAGCGAGGGAGGAGCACGCCGCTCCCTCGACAACCTCGGGCTCGCCTGCACCGCGTGCCACGACGAAAAGAGCAAGCTCGAGGCCCGACGAGCCAACACGAAGCGCCGCAGGGCCCGCTGACGACCCTGGAGAGCCCATGCCAACCCTCAGCGTGCAACAGGTGCTGCTCCTGGCCGAGGCAGCCGAGGCGATGACCAAGCTCCGCGAGGCCTCCCGCGCCATGCGTACGCCCGGGCCCGCGGAACGGATCAGCGTCATCCCGGGGGTCGCCGACCTGGTCCTGCGAGCAAATCCAGGCCTGGAATCGGTCTCCTACGCCCTGGATTTGGCCCCTCAGACCCCTCCGGAGGGGGTAGGGGAGTCAAAATCACCAGGGTGATTTTCTGGGGCCCCGGCGCGGTCAACTCGGAACACGTCGTCTCAGAATAAATTTCGGGCGATGGGCCCTCGGCCCGTCACGCTGCGTGAACGAGGGAGGTGAACCCGTGCTCTCGCTCGTGCTCCGGCGCCTCCGCGTCCACCATCGCTCCGACCGAGCTCGCCGCCGACGCCCCGTCTGCCGGTGCGGCCGGCTCCACCTCGGCCCTCGCTGACGTAGGAGGTGATCCCTCATGGGACGGACCCCGCAGCCCGCCGCCCTCAAACTGATCGGGGGCCGCGGCAACGGCACCGACTCCGGCGGCCGCAAGGTCAACCAAGGGCCGGCCTTCCGCCGCATCGCTCCGAACCCCCCGACGTGGATGAGCGTCGAGGCGAAGGCCGAATGGCGTCGCGTCGCTCCCGGCCTGCAGCGCCTGGACCTCCTCAAGGAGGAGGACCGCGCCACGCTCGCCGCGTACTGCGAGACGTGGAACCAGTTCTGCGTGGCCACGCGCATGGTGAACAGAGAGGGCATCACCGCCGAGGTCACCACCGTCAGCGCATCCGGGAGCGAGACGACGCGTACCGTCCCGCACCCGGCGGTGGCGATCGCCCGGTCCGCCGGCCGCGAGCTGCGGGCGTACGCCGCACAGTTCGGCCTGACGCCCAGCAGTGAGCAGGCCCTCGCGAGAGGGGCCGACGATGGCGAGGACGACAACCCCTTCGCGTAGCTCCCGCAAGCCGAGTAAGCCGAAGCCCTCTCCGCGCACCGACACGGTGGAGATGCCGGACCAGGAGACCCTGGACCGGCTGAAGCTGTCGCCGGAAGTCGGCTGGTACCTGGCCTCCCGGGGTATCCCGCTGCCGGACTGCCCGCCGCTGCACAAGACCCCCGAGCCGCGCGACGAGCCGGGCGCCCTGTTCGACGCGGCGCGGGTCGACAAGGTCATCAACGCGTTCTCCAAGCTGCGGCACACCAAGGGTCAGTGGGCTGGGCAGCCGCTACGCCCAGACCCGTGGCAGGTCGCGTACGTGATCGCCCCGGTCTTCGGGTGGGTCAACTGGGACGACGACGCCGACAGCTACGTCCGGATCATCTCCGAGCTGTACGTGGACGTCCCGCGCAAGAACGGCAAGAGCACGCTGTGCGGCGGCATCGCGATCTACATGACGTGCGCGGACGACGAGCCAGGCGCCGAGGTCCTAGCCGCGGCGACGACCAAGGACCAGGCGCGCTTCGTCTTCGACCCGATCCGGCAGCTGTGCGACAAGGCGCCCGCGCTCAAGGGGCACGTCAAACCGCTCAGAGACAAGATCGTCCACCCGAAGAGCGGCTCGTACTTCCAGGTCATCTCGAACGTTGCCGACGCCCAGCACGGTGCGAACCTGCACTGCTACATCTGCGACGAGCTGCACATCCACAAGACGCCGGACATGCTCGAGACCCTCGAGACCGGCACCGGCTCCCGCCGGCAGCCGCTCGGCGTGGTCATCACCACCGCCGACACCGGCCGCCGCGAGACGCCGTACGACAACAAGCGCCGGCGCATCGAGCAGCTGGCGCGCGGAGTGCTGCACGACCCGTCCGTGTACGGCGTCATCTTCGCGGCGCCGGAGGGCGCGGACCCGCACGCCGAGGAGACCTGGCGCGCGGCCAACCCCGGGTTCGGCGTCTCGCCCACCCGGGCCTTCCTGGTGAAGGCCTCGCGCAAGGCAGAGTCCTCGCCGACCGAGCTGGCCTCGTACCTGCGGCTCAACCTCGGTATCCGCACGCGGCCGGACGGCAAGTACCTGCGGATCGAGGACTGGGACCGCAACGCCGGCCTGGTCGACGAGACCGCACTGCACGGCCGGGAGACCTGGGGCGGCCTGGACCTCGCCGCCACGTCCGACCTGTGCGCGCTCGCCTGGCTGTTCCCGAACGACGAGGACGGCTCGATCGACGCCGTCTGGCGGTTCTGGACGCCGGAGGACAACCTCCCCGCCCTGGACAAGCGGACCGCCAAGGCCGCCAGCCGCTGGGTCAAGGAAGGGTGGCTGACCAAGACCCCCGGCAACGTCGCCGACTACGACTGGATCAAGGACCAGATCAAGAAGGACCGCGACGTCTTCCGCGTCCGGTCGATCGGCTACGACCCGTGGAACGCGAGCCAGTTGACCAACGACCTGGTCTCCGAACGTGCGCCCATGGTCAAGGTGCGGCAGGGCTTCCAGACCATGAGCCCTGTCCTCAAGGAGACGCAGCGGCTGATCATGCGCGGCACCCCGGAGAAGACCGTGCTCCGTCACGGGGGTAATCCCGTCGTGCGGTGGTGTGTCGACAACATGGCCGTCGCCATGGACCCCGCGGGCAACGTCAAGCCCGACAAGAAGAACAGCGGCGACAAGATCGACGGCGTGTCCGCGCTGCTGACAGCCATGTCAGAGGTCCTCGCCAGGCCCCCGCGCCGCAAGAGCCGGTACGCGGACGAAGACGAAATCATGGTCGTGTAGCGGCCGGAACGGGAGGCTGCTGTGTTCGCGTGGCGCCGTACAGCCGTACGCAGACGAGTCGTCGTCAACCTCGCCGACAAGGCGTTCCGCGGGATCCTCTGGGCCAAGCGCGGCCCGCTCCTGGTCCTCCGCGACGCGGAGCTCCTCGAGGCCGGCCGCGCTCCCCAGCCGGTGGACGGCGAGGTCGTCATCGAGCGGGCACGGGTCGAGTTCACCCAGGTCCTCGCCGGGGGTGGCGGCTGATGGCGTTCGTGGTCAGCTCCGGCGAGCTCTCGACGACCGGGGCCGGAGTCCTCCCCTCGTACGCGGCGATGTCCCTGCGGGCAGCGCCGTGGGAGTACGAGACGATCTGGCGCACCCAGCCTCAGGTCCGGACCGTGATCGGGTTCGTCGCCCGGAACATCGCCCAGCTCGGCATCCACACCTTCCGCCGGGTCAGCGACACGGACCGTGAGCGGCTGTCCGGGCACGCGCTCGCGCAGCTGCTCGCCGAGCCGCTGCCGGGGATGACGCAGTACCGGTTCGTTGAGCGGATGGTGTCGGACGTCTGCCTGTACGACAACTGGTACGGGATCAAGCTGAAGCTCAACGGGCGGCTGCGGATCCTGCCAGTGCCACCCACGCTGATCCGCCCGTACGGCGGGAACTGGATCCGGCCGGAGAAGTACGAGACCGCGGGCGGCCGGGACTTCGCCCCAGACGAGGTGGTCCACATCCACGGGTACTCGCCCACCGACCTCACCTACGGCGAGTCCCCCATCGAGTCGCTGCGCGAGCTGATCCTCGAGTCGTCGGAGTCGGCCAAGCAGCGGACCGCGATGTGGAAGGGCGGCGCCCGTATGACCGGCGTCCTCGTCCGGCCGGCCGACGCACCAGAGTGGGACGCCAAGGACAAGGCTCGCTTCCGCGAGATGTGGCGCGCCTTCTCTTCCGGCGGGGGCAGCGACGGCGGCACGCCGATCCTCGAGGACGGCATGGACTACAAGGCCGTCGGCTTCGACCCCAAGGCGGCCCAGTACATCGAGGCCAGGAAGCTGACGCGCGAGGAGTGCGCGGCCGCGTACTTCATCCCGCCGCCGCTCATCGGGATCCTCGACCACGCTACGTACAGCAACATCAAGGAGCAGCACGCCCACCTGTACCAGGACACCCTCGGTCCCTGGACGGTGATGCTGCAGCAGGAGCTCGTCGCGCAGGTCCTGCCGGACCTACCCGACAACGCCGACGTGTACTGCGAGTTCAACGTCGAGGCGAAGATGCGGGGCGACTTCGAGTCGCAGGCGGCCGCGGCGTCGACTGCGACCGGCGGTCCGTGGATGACCCGCAATGAGATCCGCGGCAGGAACAACCTGCCCGCGATCGAGGGCGGCGACGAGCTGATCGTCCCGATGAACGTCACCGAGGGTGGCCTTGCCAGCCCCCGTGATACTGCGCCCGACCCTGCGGATGCTCCCCCAAAAGCGGGCGGCCTGCCGCGTAGAAAGACTTCCGGCAGGCCTTCGTCGCTCGGCACCTTCGCGTCCGAGCGGGACGCCCTCGAGCGGACGCTGACCGCGTTCACCGAGCGGCAGGCCGACGCGTTCCTGGCGACCGCCGGCGCGAAGGCCGACACCGACGGGATGCCCGACCTGCTCGCACTGTGGGCCGCCGGATCCGAGGACCGGCTCGCGCAACTGCAGGCGCTCCTCGCACACCACGGCTTCCGGCTCGCCCAGGTCGGCGCGTGGGATGTGCTCGACGTCTGGAACCCGGAGGCCGAGAACTGGTCGGCCGACGTAATGCTCGCCTGGATCCTCGCAGCCGCCCAGACACACGCGGCGCAGCACGAGGAGTCAGGCCGGGGAGCCGTCGCCAAGGTGCAGGAAGAGGGCGGCGACGGCTGGCGGGAGGCCCTGCAGACGGCCGCGGTTGCGTGGGGCACCGCGGCCTCTGCACGGGCCAAGACCGCCGCGACCGAGCTCCGCTCGTTCGGGGGCCACGACGCCGCCGGCGCGAGCGGTCTGACCAAGAAGGTCTGGGTCACCGGCGGCACCAACCCGCGCGCCAGCCACAAGGCGCAGAACGGTGAACAGGTCGACCTGGACGACGTGTTCTCCAACGGCCTGCGCTGGCCCGGGGACAGCGGCGGCGAGACGAAAGAGCTCGTCAACTGCAACTGCACTCTCGACTACGCGAAGGAGGAATGACGCCATGCGCACCATGGAAGTGACCGCCAAGATCAAGGCGGCGGGCGTCGCCGATGGCCTGGCCGAGGGGCAGTTCACCGCCCTGGTCTCCGTCTTCAACAACGAGGACAGCTACGGGGACATCGTGAGGCCGGGCGCCTTCACCCAGACCCTGCAGGAGTGGGCGGCCAAGGGCGACCAGATCCCTGTGATCTGGTCGCACCAGTGGAGCGATCCGTTCTCCCACATCGGCAGCGTGGTCAAGGCGGTGGAGACGCTGCAGGGGCTCGAGGTCACCGGGCAGATCGAGGACCTCGACGACAACCGCACCGCGGCCCAGGTCTACCGGCTCCTCAAGGGCCGCCGCGTCACCCAGTTCTCCTTCGCCTACGACGTCGGCGAGGGCGGCTGGATCAGCGACGACGAGCATCCCTGGGGCGGCTACTACGAGCTGCGGCGCCTGGACCTCCACGAGGTCGGCCCGTGCCTGCTCGGCGTGAACAGGGAGACCGAGCTCCTCGCCGCGAAGGCCGCCCACATCGCGGCCGGCGCGAAGGCCGGACGCGTCCTGTCGCAGTCCAACTATGACCGTCTCACCGCGGCGTACGAGTCGATCGGTGAGGTCCTGACTGCCGCCACCCCGGAGACCGAGAAGTCCCGACGTGCGGCAGCCCTGAAGAACACCGACACCCCGGAGGAGTCCGGCCAGCCCGGCTCTGCGGCGGCCACCGGCACCGAGCCGTCCGCCCAGCCCGCAGAGACCCCGCCCGCCCAGGACAACGCCCAGGACAACGTCGAGGACACCCCCAGCAAGACCGACAGCAGCACCGCGGAAGAGACCACGCCGGACCCCCGCGAAGCATCCTCGGATGCCGCCCAGGCCGGTGCCGCCTCCGCCCGTCTGCGTACCGACCTCGAGCTCCTGGAGCTCGAGGCCTCGCTCACGGAATAGGAGACAAGGCCAATGGCCAAGAGCATCAAGGAACTGTCCGAGGAGATGAAGCACCACCTCCTCAAGGCACGGGCGATCACCGCGGCCGCGGAGAAGGACGACCGCGACTTCACCGCCGACGAGGCTGCGGACCTGCGCGAGCACATGTCCAAAGCCACCGCGGCGAAGGCCGCGATCGAGGAGCGCAGGGGCAACGACGAGCTGCGCGCCACCCTCGCCCAGCTCGGCGACGACATCGCCCTCAACGCCAAGACCGACGAGGACGGGCACCGCCAGACCGCGTCCGGCTTCCACCTCCCGGAGAAGGGCAAGAGCCTCGGTGAGCAGTTCACCGAGTCGCCCGAGTTCAAGGGCCTGCTCGCCAAGGCGCCGAACGGAAAGTTCGGCGCGCAGCAGCGTGTGCAGTCGGAGATGTTCGGCGTCAAGAGCCTGGTCACCGGCGGCTCCGACACCTCCGGTGGCGCCCTGGTCCAGAACGACTGGCGTGGCCTGCAGGTCGGTATCGACGTCTTCCAGCGGCCGCTGCGGCTGCGGGATGTGGTCACGCCGGGCACCACCACGTCGGACACGGTGGAGTACGTGCGCGTCACGTCCGTAACGAACAACGCCGCCCCGGTCGCCGAGGCGACGAGCTCGGCCGCACCGACCGCCCCCGGCGGCGCCGGTGCGCTGGTGAACAACGCGAACGGCGGCTACAAGCCGGAGTCCGGCGTCGCCCTGGCGAAGATCACCACGGCGGTCAAGACCATCGCCCACTGGATGCCGGCCACCAAGCGGGCACTGTCCGACGCCGCGCAGATCCGTACCCTGATCGACGCGTTCCTGATGTACGGGCTCGAGGAGGAGCTCGAGGACCAGATGATCCAGGGCGACGGCACCGGGGAGAACTTCGAGGGCCTCGGCAACGTCTCCGGCGTTCAGGCGCAGGCCTGGGACACCAACCTCCTCACGACCCTGCGCAAGGCCAAGACGAAGGTCCGTACCGTCGGGCGCAGCATCGCGAACGCGTACCTGCTGAACCCGGTCGACCTCGAGGCGCTGGACCTCCTGCAGGACAACGAGGCCCGGTACTACTTCGGCGGTCCGACCGGCGCCGGTGTCGCGTCTCCGCTGTGGAACCTCCCGGTCATCGAGACCGAGGCGGTGCCTCAGGGAGTCGGGTACGTCGGCGACTTCCGCAAGGCCGTTCTCTGGGACCGCGAGCAGGCGACCGTCCAGGTCACCGACTCGCACCTGGACTTTTTCGTCCGCAACCTCGTGGCGATCCTCGCCGAGATGCGCGCGGCGTTCGGCGTCCTTCAGCCGTCCGCGTTCGTCGAGGTCGACCTCATCGCCTGATAGGAGGCGTCACCCATGACGTACCTGAACCCCGAAGCGGGGGCTGCCCGCGAGGGCAAGCAAGCCGCCGCCCAGGCGGACATGGCGGCGGCCACCGCTGCGGCCGCCGCTGGCGCCACCCCGACCAAGGCCGAGTTCGACAAGGTCGTCGTCGACCTGGCGGCCGCCCGGACGACGATCAACGGGCTCCTCGCCAAGCTGCGAACTGCCGGTCTGATCGCGTCGTCGTGAGCCTGTTCGTCCACCGCAACGCCGGAGGGCGGTGCCCGTGCGGAGCAGCTGATGCTGCGTGCGGCCCGCCCTCCAACGTCGTACCGGTGGGCCAAGACATCGAGGAGGTGGCCGCGGTGAGCGGTCCGCTCAAGAAGTACAAGGTCGTGCGGAACGGCTTCGAGACCGTGATGAAGCTGTCCGACGCGGACGCAGCCAAGTTGGGCGCGGGCCCGTACCAGGTCTCGGACGCCGTATCGACGATCGAGCCGGTACAGCCCGCCGACAGCGGAGAGCCGTCCGGTGCTGCTGCCGCGATGGCCGATGCGGGCACGGTGGTCTCCGAGGGCCTGATCTCTGGCCTCCCTGCCCAGGAGACGGAGCAGGCTCCGGGCGTCGACGGCCAGGCGGCGGGTAACCCGTCGGCACCCGCCGGCGACCCGGACGACGGCCAGGCCGAGGCGTCGCCCGAGGACGGCGGCGACGTCCAGGGTGCGGCCGCCGAGCAGGCACCCGCGCCCAAGGCTCCGGCCCGCAAGCGTGCGGCAGGCTCGGCCAACAAGGCCCGTACCGGGGCCGAGACCAAGGCCGCCGACGGTGGCAGCTGACGAGAGTCTCCTCGCGGATCCGGCCGAGCTCGCCGCGAAGCTCGGCCGGTCGGAGGACGACCCGAAACTCCTGTACGCGCTCAGGGCCGCGAGCCGCCGTTTCCGCGGGCAGGTCGGGCACCCGGTCATCCTGGTGGCCGACGTCGTCGTGGTTCTGGACGGCCTCGGCCGCGAGTCGCTGCTGCTGCCGGTTTGGCCCACGGTTGCGGTGGCCGAGGTCCTCCTCGACGGCGTCCTCCTCGTCGAGGGCACCGACTATGACTGGTCTGAGGCGGGCATCCTGCGGCGCCTCGGCTGCGCGCGCTGGCCTGACCGTCTGCGCTGTCTGCAGGTTACGTACAGCCACGGCTGGGCGGACATCCCGGAGGACATCCAAGAGGTGGTCCTCGAGCGGGCGGAGGCCGGGTTCACCATCCCGGTCGGCGTCCAGTCCAAGGCGGTCGGCGGGCAGTCCGTGACGTTCGGCGCGCAGGCCGCATCGGGCAGCACCGAGGCGTGGACGCTCGCTGTCGCCCGGCACAAGGTCCGCACCGGCAGCGACCTGTAGGGGGTGGCGTGTTCTTCTTCGACTCCCTCGTCCGTGTGCGCGCGGGCACGCGGACGGACCGCGGCGGCAACACCATGCCCAACTGGTCCGAGGACGCTGTGACCCGGCTGAACGTGGACCAGCTCAACATCCAGCCCTCGTCGCAGGCCGAGGGCACCAGCGCGTCGAACGGGGCCCCCGACCCGACGCGGAACGCCGTGATCACCGGCTGGCGTGTGCAGTCCGAGGAGGGCACCCGCCCGGACATCACAGCTACCGACCGCGTCGAGTGGCGCGGCATGACGCTCGAGGTCCAGGGCGAGGTCGCCGAATGGTCCGACCCGCTCACCGGGGGTGTGCATCACGTCGAGTTCACCATGGCCCGCGCGACCGGATAGGAGGCCGCTCATGCTCGAGTCCTTCCGACTCGACACCGCCGGCGTGCGGGAGATCCTCAAGGGCCCCGACGTCCGCCGCGTGATCGACGACGTGGCCAACGAGATCGCCGCCCACGTTCAGGCTGCCGTCCCTGCCGACACGCCTGTCGTCGTGCGCGGCTACACAACAGACCGCGGCTCCGCCTCGATCACCGTGCAGAACGTCCGCGCGATGGCGTGGCAGGCCCGTGACGGCCTCCTCACCCGCGCCGCGGCCTCGGCCGGCCTCGAGGTAAAGGCGTGGCAGAGATGAAGACTCTGACCGTGTTCGGCGACGCGCAGTCAGCGGGCGCCGACGTGCTGCGTACGGCACTCGGCGGGCGGGGCGAGCCCTTCACGGCCAATGCGGCGGTCGGCACGAGGGTGCCCACGGACAGGTCGCCGGAGCTGTCGCGGCTGCCGTACGTCATGGTCCGCAAGGACAGCGACGTGCCGCACTCGTCCATGGCGAACTCGCGGGTCACGCTGCGGGTGACGGTCTGGCACAAGGACGCGGACCAGGCGCACGACCTGGCGATGCTCTGCCAGGGCCTGCTCCTGGTCCACTCCGGCCTCGTCATCCGAGGCGTGCGCCCGGGCACCGGCCCGCTCCCGGCCGTCGACGACGTGAGCGGCGTCGACCTGAGCACCTTCACGGTGCTCGCCAACATCAGGCCGAGGCTGGCCTGACACCGCACTGAACCGCGGCTCCCACCACCCTGAACTGAGAGGAGGGCGCCGCATGTCCGGCGACCCGACAAACGCAAATCTCTGGACCGACGCAGACGTGTACGTGTCCTGGAACCTGAACGCGACGCTGCCCGCGGACGCGGAGACACCGTTCGGCGTCGACTGGAAGCTCGTGGGCCTGCTCGACGGCGACGAGGGATTCCCCGAGTCCCGTGACGAGGACACCGACGACAAGTTCGCGTGGGGCGGCGTGCTCGTCAAGACGAGCCGTCAGCACTTCAAGCTGACCAAGTCGTTCACGGCGCTCGAGGACAACGAGACCACCCGCAAGCTGGTGTGGCCCGGATCGACCTCCACGCGTATCAAGGTCCCGCGCCCCGAGCGGGTCCTCGTCGCGTTCGAGACCCGGGAGGGTGAGAAGGTCCGCCGGCTCATCACGAGCCAGTACGCCGAGTGCTCCCTCGACGGCGACCACGGCGAGAACGAAACCGACCTCGAGTCGGCGACCATCGCCGCGACCATCTACCCGACGTCGGACGGCTGGCTGTTCGAGCGGCAGGACACACCGGTCCTCGAGTCCATCGAGGTCACCCCGTCCACCAAGAGCCTGGCTGTCGCGGCGATCGGCGCCCTGGTGGCCACCGCCACCTTCTCCGACTCCAGCACCGCCGACGTCACGGCCGAGGCGACCTGGACCAGCTCCGCCCCGTCCAAGGCCACCGTCAGCGCGGGCTTCGTCACCGGCATCTCCGCCGGATCGGCGACCGTCACCGCCACCTACCAGGGACAGTCCGACACCTGCGCCGTGACCGTCTCCTGACCGACCGCCGGGGCGCGGGCGTTCGTCGCGGTTCGGACCGCGCCCCGGTGCAGCACCCCACCCGAACCGCGACGGAAGGAACCGCGCCGTGCCCCTGCAGCACTTCGACGATGTGGAGCTCGCGGCCAAGGCCGTGCAGCTCGGCCTCGTCCAGGAGGGCGAGGCCCTGCCCCGCGCAATGCGCTCGCGCGTGGCGGCCGCGCTCCTCGAGGAGCGCCGCGCCGACGGCCGGCCGGAGAAGTCGGCCGAGCCCGTGTGTGCGAAAGAGATCACCGTCCGGGGCACCGAGATCACGGTGGACGGCAGACCGTTCCCCTGGCTCGTCGCCCGGGCGCCGATGGACATCGGCCTCGCCCCCGATGGCTCCGGCACCGTCCGCCTCACGCTCCTGGCCGAGTCCGTCCAGGTCCTCAAGCCCCAGCCCGACAGCACCGAAAGCGAGTAGCACCATGACCACCCGAACCGCGACCAGCAAGAGCCCGGCCGCCCAGGCGCCGGACGACAAGCCGTTCGACTTCAACCTCGACGCCGTCAAGGCCGAGGTCGAGTCCACCCCGTTCCGCGTCCACTGGAACGGCCGCCGCTTCACCTTCAAGCACATGCAGGACCTCGACTCCTGGGAGCTCCTGGCGGCCGCCGACTCCGGCGAGGCCAACGCCGTCATGGGCTCCCTGCGCCTGGCGCTCGGCGACGAGTGGCCGGACTTCCGCGCTGTGCCCATGCCGCAGTACAAGCTGATGCCGCTCTTCACTGCGTACCAGAAGCACTGCGGGATGGAGCCGGGGGAATCCTCGGCCTCGTCCGACTCCTGACCGAGCACGGCGAGGCAGTCCAGGCCGACCTCCGCGAGCACTACGGGATCCGGCTCTCGGACCTGTTCGCCCGCGATCCGTACGGCCGGCCTCTGCTGTCGTGGCGGGAGCTCGGCGGGTACATCCGCCAGCTCCCCCCGCGGGCGCGCCTGCGTCTGGCGACGGGCGACGCCGATGGGGTCTGGGGTCTGCAGGAGCACCTGCAGGCGATCACCATCGACGAGCTGCGGATCGCGAACTGGCAGCGCTCGAACGACGGGGTCAAGCCCTCCAAGCAGACGAAGCCGCCCAAGCCCATGGACCGCCCGGGCACCAGGCGCGGCCGCGACAAGAACAGCCCCGAGCGGATCGCCAAGCGCAAGGCCGCACTTGACCGCGCGGCCGACAGGCGGCGCGCGCTCGCTGCAGGCGAGATCACCTGACCGACAACTGAACACGGGGGTGCCCTATGCCGTCTGTCGGCTACGCCACGCTGCAGGTCATCCCCTCCGTCCGGGGTATCGCCAACGATCTGCGGCGCCAGCTCATCGGACCTGCAGGGGACGCCGGTGACTCAGCCGGTGAAGCGGCCGGCGGTGGCTTCCGTGATGCGTTCACCGGCGCCCTCGCTGCGATCGGCGTCACCGAGATCGCAGGGAAGATCGGTGAGCAGTTCACCGATGCCTTCGAGCAGGCGATGGAACAGTCCAACGTCACCGGCATGCTCAAGGCGCAGCTCGGTGCGTCCGGCAAGGACGCGGGGCGCTACGGGAAGATCGCTGGGCAGCTCTTCGCGAAGGGCATCACCGAGGACATCGACTCCGCTGCCGAGGCCGTGCGCGCGACCGTGCAGGGCGGCCTCGTCCCGAAGAACGCGACCAAGGGACTCAAGGTCATCTCTGCGGAGATGAGCGATTTCGCGACGACGTTCGGGACCGACCTGAGCCTGCAGTCGCAGGCCGTGTCTGCGCAGCTGAAGAACGGGCTCGCGCCGAACGCCGAGGCAGCCCTGGACCTCATGACGACTGGGTTCCAGAAGCTGGGCCCGAACGCGGAGGACCTCCTCGAGACGTTCCAGGAGTACCCGGTCCAGCTCAAGAAATTGGGGCTCGACTCCAAGACGGCGCTCGGCCTGTTCTCCCAGGGGCTCAAGGGCGGCGCCCGCGACACGGACATCGTCGCGGACGCGCTCAAGGAATTCAGCATCCGGTCGATCGACATGTCGGCGGGCAGCCAGGCCGCGTACAAGGCGATCGGACTGGACGCGGGCAAGATGTCCAGCCAGATCGCCAAGGGCGGCAAGGGCGCGACCGCCGGACTGCAGACCGTGCTGGACAAGCTCCGGTCGATCAAGGATCCGGTCAAGCGGGAGGCCGCGGCGGTCGGGCTGTTCGGCACCCAGGCCGAGGAGTTGGGCACCAGCCTCTTCAAGCTGGACCCGTCCAAAGCCGTCAAAGCGATTGGCGACACCGGCGGCGCCGCGAAGCAACTCGGCAAGGACCTGCACAGCGGTCCGGCGTACGAGCTCACGGTGTTCCAGCGGAGCCTCAAGCAATCTCTCGTCAACGTCCTCGGCGGGCAGGTCCTGCCGCTCCTTGCACGCGGCGGGAAGATCGCCAACACCGTCCTCCTGCCGCCGCTCAAGAAGCTGGCGACCACGGCCGCCTCGCTCCTCGTCCCCTCACTGAAGGCCTTGTGGACGGCCGGCACGGCCGTGGTCGACTGGGTCAAGGAATGGGGCATCTGGCTCACTCCTCTCGCCATTCTCATCGGCGGCGTAACGCTCGCGCTGTCCGCGCAGGCAATCATCACCAGCACGGTCATCGGCGTCATGGGGATCTACTCCCTCGCCAGCCGCGGCATCGCGCTGGTCACCGAGGGCTGGGCTGCCGCGCAGGCCCTGCTCAACTCCGTGATGGCACTGAATCCGTTCGTCCTGGTGGCCATCGCGGTGGTCGCGCTCGGCGCTGCCCTGGTCATCGCCTACAAACGCAGCGCGACTTTCCGGGCCATCGTGCAAGCCGCCTGGAAAGGCATCCAGACCGCTGCGCTGTACGCCTGGAACAACATTCTCAAGCCCATGTTCGCCGGGCTGATGGTCGGTCTCAAGGCCATCGGCGGCGTGTTCGTGTGGCTGTGGAGCGCCGTGATCAAGCCCGTGGTCGGGTTCATCATCGCGGTGTTCAAGCTGTGGTGGACCGCCGTGAAGATCTATCTCACGGTGATGGGCGTCATCTTCTACGCCCTCGGCGCCGTCTTTGTCTGGCTCTGGAAGAGCGTGATCTCTCCGGTGATCGGCTGGATCATCGGCGGGTTCAAACTCTGGTGGGCGGCCGTACAGATCTACTTCGGCCTGGTCATGTCCGCGTTCCGGGGGGTGGCGGCGGTCGCCGTCTGGTTCTGGTCGACGGTGATTTCCCCGGTGATCGGCTGGATCGTCGCCGGGTTCCAGGTCTTGTGGGCTGGCGTGAAGACCGTGTTCGGGTGGCTGGTCGGCGGCATCAAGGTCGTAGCCGGGTGGGGGACGTGGCTGTGGACGGCAGCGATCTCACCGGTCGTCGGTTGGATCGTCGCCGGGTTCAAGCTGCTGTGGACCGGTGTGAAGGCTGTGTTCGGCTGGTTCGTCGGCGGGATCAAGACCACCGCCGGGTGGGTCAAGTGGCTGTGGACTGCGGCCGTCACCCCGGCCCTGAACGGCATCAAGTCGGTGATCTCGACCGTCTACAACGTCGGCATCAAGCCGGTTTTCAACGCGCTGAAGACGGCAGTCGGGCAGGTCGGCAAAGCCTTCAGCACAGCGAAGGACGCCATCAAACTCGCCTGGGACAAGGTCAAGGCGATCGCCAAGGCGCCCATCAGTTTCATCGTCAACACCGTCTACAACAAGGGCATCGTCGGCGTCTGGAACAAGGTGGCCAGCGCGTTCGGTGCGCCGAAGCTGTCCACGTTCAAGTTCGCCCGAGGCGGGCCGGTGTTCGGCGCGGGCACCGAGACGAGCGACGACGTCCCCGCCTGGCTGTCCCGCAACGAGCACGTCTGGACCGCCAAGGAGGTCAAGGGCGCGGGCGGGCACGGCGCGGTCATGGCGATGCGCCAGTGGGCTGCGGCCGGCGGGCGCGGAGCCCGGCCCGGATTCAAGGACGGCGGCGGCCTGTTCGGCTGGATCGGCGGCGCCGGTTCCAAGGTGGCCGGGTGGGGCTCGTCGGCCTGGGACAAGATCAAGGACGGGGCGTCCTGGCTGAAGGACACCATCGCGGGGTCCGCGCGAGCGGGCGTCAACGCCGTCGTCAAGCCTCTATTGAGGAGCATCCCGGGGCTGGGCTCGGGGATCGGCGACATGATCGCGAAGATCCCCACGCACATGATCGACTCTCTGTTCGGGTACGCCGACAAGGCTGACAAGAAGGGAGCCAGCGACAGCTTCGGCGGAGGCAAGATCCCGTCCGGGCAGCATGCCGCGATCATCCGCCGGGCCCTGTCGGCCGCCGGTGTGCCGCCGCCCGGCACCCTCGCGCAGTGGCTGTCCGGCCTCAACACCCTCATCACCAGGGAGTCCGGCTGGAACGCTTCGGCGGTCAACCGGACGGACATCAACGCGAAGAACGGGACCCCGTCGCAGGGGCTGGCGCAGACGATCCCCGGGACGTTCAACGCGTACGTGCCGAGCTCGCTCAAGAGCCGCGGCATCCTCGACCCGGTCGCCAACGTCGCCGCGGCGATCCGGTACATCGTCGCCCGGTACGGCAACATCACCGGCGTCCAGCAGGCCAACGCCTCCAAGTCGCCCAAGGGCTACGCGGCCGGCGGCCGGCCGCGCGCGGGCGAGACGTTCTGGGTCGGTGAGAACGGCCCCGAGCTGATGCGCCTCGGGTCGGGCGGCGCCACGGTGTGGGACTCGGCGACATCGATGGCGATGGCCTCCGGGCTCGGCGCACTGCGAGGGTTCGCCAAGGGCACCAGTAACGCCAAGGCCCAGGCTGCCGCGCGCAAGCAGGTGCCGGGTGATCTCACGGCGGTACACAAGGTCCTGACCGCGTCCGCGTCGGACATCAAGAAGGCGTTCGACGAGCTGACGAAGGACCTCAAGGCGGCGGGCGGGGCGAGCAAGGCGCTCGCTGCCTCGAGCACGAAGGCCTCCGCCAAGCTGGTAGCTCTGGCCAAGCAGCGGGACTCGGTCGACTCCCGGCTGCAGGCGGCCAAGTCGGCGGCCGCCGACCAGAAGAAGAGCGCTGCGGACTTCTTCGGCCTGAGCCAGGTCGGCGAGGTGTCGACGTTCTCGGACCTGCTCGGCGGGCTGAAGTCCCGCCAGGCGCAGGCCAAGGCGTTCCAGCAGCAGATCACCGGTCTGTCGAAGAAGGGGCTCAACCAGGACCTCATCAGCCAGCTGGTGTCCGCGGGCCCCGGCAGCAATCTGATCGGCCTGGTCTCGGGTGCGTCCAAGAGCCAGCTCGCCCAGCTGAACGCCCTCGCCAAGTCGGGTGCCAAGCTCTCGGCGAGCTACGGCAACGCGATGGCCGACGCAATGTTCGACGCCGGCACCAACGCGTCTAAGGGATTCCTGCTCGGGCTGAAGAGCCAGGAGAAGGAACTCCAAGCCCAGATGGACAAGCTCGGCGGGGCGCTGGTCAAGGGCATCGAGAAGAAGCTCGGCATCCACAGCCCGGCCAAGGCCCTGGTGCCCGTCGGGACGAACACAGCACGGGGCGTCGTCGTGGGCCTGGACAAGACCGCCTCCGAGGTCGCCGCGGCCGCAGCCCGCACTGCGGACGCCATGGTGCCGGACGTTCCGGCCGTGTCCCCGGCGTCGTACAGCGCGGCCGCCTCGAGCGCGCAGGGCCTGCCCGCGGGCACCGCCTTGCGCCTGGTCGTCGAGGACGGGCGTGAGTTCCGGGCGTACATCGACGGCCGGGCTGATGGCCGCGTGGACGCCGGGTTCAAGCAGCTGCGTCAGACCGTCCGCAACTCCAGGTAGAGGGAGGTACAGGGATGCCCATGATCGTGGACCCGGACGCGCCTCCGGTGGAGCCGCCCGACACCGTAGCCAGCCCTGATGGATGGCTGCGGGCAGCGGCCGACACGGCCTGGGCCGGGGTCGTCCTGGCGGTGGACTACACCCTCGGCACCCCGCTCGCCGATGCGGCCGACGTCCGCAAGATCCTCATCACGCGGCAGGACCCGGGCGCGGCCGCGGGCGTGCCCGTGCGCGGGGCGGACACGGCATGGGCGGTGGAGGGCGTCGGTCAGGCTTATGACCATGAGGCGCCGCTCGGCGTCGGGGTCACCTACACGTGCCGTCCGCAGTACGCGGACGGCACGTGGGGGCCGGAGTCGTCGCTCGGGATCGAACTGCCGGCGCCCGAGCCGGTGGCCGACGTATGGATCAAGTCCCTGGACGAGCCGGGGATGTCGGCCCGGGTGACGGTCACGTCCTGGCCGCAGCTGTCGTGGGAGTCGCGTATCGACCAGGCCCCGGTCACCGGGTCGCCGTTCCCGGTGGCCTCGCAGGACGTGTACGGAGCGGCGACCTCGGACCTCACGATGGATGCGGAAGGCGCGTCGATCGAGACGGTGAGGCGGCTGCTGACCGAGCCGGGCGTGCGGCTGCTGCAGACCCGGCCCGGCTACTACCGGCCGGACATGTTCGTCATGTTCGCGTCCCCGGCCGAAGCCCTGGACGCCGGACCGGACGGCTCGAGGACATTCACCGCCGGCGTAGTGCAGGTCGCCCGGCCGGACACGCAGGGCCAGCGGATGCGGATGCCCGGCTGGTCCTACGACGAGGTGGCCTCCGAGTTCGCCACCTACGACGCGGTCGCCGCGAGCTACCCGACGTATCAGTCCCTCGCGGTACGGGGGTTGCTGTAGTGCTGCCCATCAGCGCCGCGGCTCTGGCCGCGCTGGGCGGTGCGGTCCGCCGGCCGTACCGGGCCGACTGGTCCAACGACGGCGGCCGCACCTGGACGCCGTGCGGGCTGCAGGCCGGATCCGCTCAGATCAGCGCCAGCCGCACCAACGAAACGAGGTACACCGGCTCGGCCACCCTCACCGACGTGGCAGCCGGGGCGTCCGGGGTCAACGCGATCTCCACCAACGTCCGGTTGTGGCAGGGCCTGCAGCTCCCCCGCACCGACCCCGTCTGGTTTCCCGCAGGCCGGTACACCGTGGGCCGCCCGCAGACCACGCGGACCGGGATCGCGGTGGAGCTCACCGGCATCGAGGACGAGATCCGCGACGCGGGTCTGCCGACCCCTCGCACGGTCGGCCCGGGCGCCGCCCGGGACCTGGTCGAAGTCCTCGTGGGGGAGGCTCTGCCAGGCGTGCCGGTCGCCTGGCGGCCCGGCGTCGCCCCGGACACGCTGGTCCCGCAGGTCCTCGCCGAGGACACCCGCTGGGCCGTGCTGTCCTCCGGCACCGACTCCTCCGGCACGGCCACCGGCATCGTCGAGGCTCTGGCCGCCGAGCTCTTCGCGGACGCCCGGGGCATCATCACGGTCGCTCCCGTCCCGACCCTGGCCGACCCGGTCGTCTGGCGCATCGGCCGCGGCGCCGGCGGGGTGCTGATCGAGCCGCAGACCGAGCAGTCCAGCGAAGGCCTCGCCAACGTGTGGGCGGTCACGGGCGATGCCGGATCCGGCGACTCGGTCATAGGGCCGGCGTACGCATGGGACGACGATCCGGCCAGCCTGACCTACGCCGGACCGGACCCCATCGCCGACCCGCTCGCCCCGCAGCGCCTGGGCCTGTGGCACGTACGGCTGCGCGTCCAGCGCTACACGAGCGCCGTCATCACCAGCCTCCCCCAGGCCTACCAGGTGGCCCGCGCCAAGCTGGCCGACAGCCTCGGCGTGCAGTACTCGCTGTCGCTCACCGCCGCGTGCAACCCGGCCCTCGAGGCGGGCGACGTCATCGAGGCCGAGGCTCTGCCCGGGGTGTGGGAGCGGCACCTGGTCGATTCCCTGTCGTACACCCTCGGCGCGGCGTCGATGTCGCTCACCACCAGGACGACCGCGAGGAGGCTGTAGTGGACGAAGTCGCGGCGCTCGGCGCCGAGCTCGCCCAGAGGGCGCGGACGAAGACCCCTAAGCAGGCGACCGCAACGGTCATCGACGTCACCGCCGATGGCCGGGTCAACCTGGATCTGCTGGGCACGCTCGTCCCGGACGTGCCGTGCACGGACTCCTACCGCAACCGGGCGGCTGGGGACACCGTGGCCGTGCAGCTCGGTGCGCGCCCGGTCGTCCTGTGGCGCCTGGGCGACGACCCTGCGGAGACGGACGCGGCCAGCATCAAGGAGCTGGCCGCCAACGCGGCGCAGGACCTCATCGCCATCTCGGCGTACACCTGGGGCACCGGCGCCCCGGGCGGGAGCGGCTGGCAGACCGTCACCCAGCTGTACACCCGCAAGGACGCCAACGGGATCGGCCAGCTGTACGCGCAGATCGGCGGCGCGGACACGTCACCGGCCGAGACACCGACACGGCCGCCCAAGACGGTCACCATCAGCCCGGACGACTCCGGGTCCTGGCGCTCGGGCCGACCGGACGAGTACGCCTCCGCCCCGACCCAGGGCGACTGGACCGGCCGCGGCAACCGCCGCGGCGGCTGGTTCTACGGCACGAAGATCGCCACGGCCTGCAGTGGCAAGACCGTCTCCAAGATCACGATCACCCTGACCCGGAAGCGGAACACCGGACGCAACAGCAAGGTTCCGATCCACCTGTACCTGCACAACCACACCAGCGCACCATCCGGGCAACTGAACCTGGGCGACGGGCCCGAGGACCTGCTGAGACTGTCCGTCGGCGCGAAGGGCACCGCGACACTGCCCTCGTCCTGGCGGACCGCTCTCGCCTCCGGCAGCGCCCGCGGCCTCGCCATCTACGCCTCCGGCAGCAACGACTACGCCGGACTCACCGGCGGCTCGATCACCATCACCTTCTCCGCCAGCTAGGAGTCCCCCTTGGCCACCATCGGATACGCAGCGCTGCCGATCCCGGCCGGCGGCGACGGCCCCACGATTCCCTCGGACATCGCGGAACTCGCCGAGGCCCTTGACCCGCACCTCGTGCAACACGCCGCCAACGAAGCCGACCGCGACAGCACGTACGCGAGCGCGCCCGTGCAGACCCTGGTGATCGCGCCGGACGGCACCACGTGGATCAAGACGTCGTCGGGTAGCACGTGGGCGACCGTGTGGGAGCCGCTGCAGACCTGGCAGGACCTGATCACCCTGAACACCGGCCTCGAGGAAGGGGCGGTGGAGCTGGGCATCCGCCGTGACGGCACACACGTCTACGTGAAGGGCCGCATCCAGCGGACCGACACCACGACCCTGCAGGACGCCAACGCGGTCAACCTCGGCAGCGTGCCCAGCGAGCTGATCCCTGAAGCCCTGCGCACGTGGGCCGGTACCTGCTCGATGGGCGGTGCCACCACCGACGGCGCCGGCCGCCTCGAAGTCCTCGGCGCCAACACCTCGTCCGCCTACGGAGACCCCGGCGACATTCTCTGGTGGTACCAGGGCACCGACGGCACCCCGTGGGTGGACATCAGCGGCGACTACTGGCTCGACTGAGGAAGGATCGTTCATGCCGCTCTACACCTTCGGCGGGACCACCTCCGCCGTGCTCACCACCGCCGCTGGCGACGTCGTCCCTGACTACGCCGTCACGGTGCGCGTCGCCGGATCCGGCGCCGTGGTGTCTGCTCTGTTCGAGGAGGACGGCACCACCCCCATCGCCACCCTGCGCTCCAACGACGCCGACTCGGACAGCCCCGGTGCGATCCGCGTTTTCAAGGCCGCCGTGCTCGCCATCGAGTACGAGTTCAACGGGGCGCACGGTCCGCTGCGCTGGTACGAGCCCAGCCGCGAGGCGATCACCGCCGCACTCGAAGGCCTCGACTCCAAACTCGACACCGCCGGTGGCACCATCACCGGCGATCTGGACGTCACCGGCACCATCGACGTCGGCGAACTCCTGGTGGCCGGTCAGCCGCTGGACCTCGGCGCCAACTTCACCAGCGCCGGCATCCAGGTACCGACCGCGGTCACGGGCGCTGCCCTGCAGACCGCGCTGACCGCCGCCTACAACGCGGGCGGCGGATGGGTGATCGTCCCGCCCGGCACCTACGACGTGTCCTCCCTGCCGTTGCGGATCTACCGCAACACCCGCCTGACGCTGTGCGACGGCGCCATCATCCGCCGCGCGGGGGCGGGCACGATGCTCCTCAACGGCGACGCCTCCCAGTCGCTCGGCGTCTACACCGGGCACGGCAACATCCTCATTGAGGGCGGCACCTGGGACTCGAGAGCCATCTCCTACCCGACGTCCGCCATGTGCATCTCGATCGGTCACGCCGAGGGCGTGACCATCCGCGACACCGTCATCAAGGACGTGTGCGGCTTCCACGGCATCGAGATGAACAGCACCAAGCGCGGCCGGATCATCAACGTCACGGCGAACGGTTACCTCGACCCCGACGGGACCAGGACGTTCTCCGAGGCGTTCCAGATCGACCTGGCCAAGGGGAGCAGCTTCTTCGGCGGTTTCGGCCCGTACGACGACACCCCATGCACCGACATCCTGGTGGAAGGCTGCTCGGTCGGCCCCTCCGGTACCTCCGGCACCACCAGCTGGCCACGAGCGTTCGGCTCGCACTCCGCCTCCCCCAGCAAGCCCCACACGGACATCCGCGTGCGGGACCTGCGCTGCGACGGCCTGACCCAGTTCGCGGTCGGCGGCTACACCTGGCAGGACGTCATCGTGTCCGGCCTGCAGCTGCGCGCTTGCGGCGCGGGCGTACGCATGAGGACGCTGGACTCCTCGAGTACCTCCCACCGCACACCGGCTGGCGCGGGCTCGCCGTCCATCGCGGGCAGCCAGGCCCTGACCAACATCGTCATCGACGACGTCACCATGACCGGCGGCGGCAGCTACGACGCCGCAGTCCGCGTGGAGGGCGAGGACACCGGATACATCGGCGGCCTGTCCATCTCCAACATCGTTACTCGGGGGATCGGCTCGCAGTCCCTGCGCCTGATCGACGTCGAGGACTACACCGTCGACAACGTGATCGCCTACGACTCCGGGGCCACGGCCGTCAGCCAGCTCGGCGCGCGCCGCGGCATCCTCAACCAGATCATCGTCAACACCACCGCGGGCGCCGGCATCACCGTCGACTCCCGCTCCACCCTGGCCTCCACCGCGACGGACGTCGTGATCCGCAACAGCGCGGTCACCGGCGCGGCCGCCAACGGCATCCACATCTGGGACGGCACGGACGTCATCGTCGACAACTGCGACTGCTACTCGCTCACCGGGTTCGGCGTGCAGGTATCCACCAGCACGGTGCGTCCGGTCATCCGCAACGTCCGCACCCGGGACACGACGTCCGTGGGCGTGAACATCACCAACACGATCACCGGACTCCGGCGGTACGGGAACACGCCCGGGAGCGTGGCCGACGCCAGCGCCCTCCCCAGCACCAGCCCGTTCGACAGCGGGTACGGCAGCGTCGAGGACGCCCTGCGGCCGTCCGGCCGGTACGAGACGACCAGCAGGCTTCGCGTGGGAACCAGCAACACTCCGACCTCCGGCGTGCTGTACCTGGTCCCGATCTGGCTGCCCAAGGGCGCCGTCGTCAGCAACCTCGGATTCGTGTCCGCCGGCACCGCGGCCGCGACGCCGACCAACTGGTGGTTCTCGCTGCACGACAACACGAAGAAGATGCTGGCCCGCAGCGCGGACCAGACCACGACCGCCTGGGCGGCGAACACCGCCAAAGCCCTGGCGATCGCGCAGACCACGGCCGGGGCCGGATCCAGCTACACCACCACGTACACCGGCCTGCACTACATCGGCGTCATGATCAAGGCCACCACGGTTCCGTCCCTCGTCTCCGAGGGCTCCGTGGCCGACATCCTCGCCTCGGTCGCCCAGGGCTGGGGCGGCACCGACACCGGCCTGTCCACCCCGCCCACCGTGTCCGGCGCCGGGTTCACGGCCGGAGCCTTCGGCACCGGGTCGGGGATTTTGCTGTACGGCTACGCCACCTGATCGGCCACCCCCCAAGCCGCCCCGCGCCAGAAGGCCGGGGCCTTCTCTGTGTCTGGAGAGCGCATGACTACGCAACAGAAGCCGTCCGTGGGACGGATCGTCCACGTCCCCGTTGAGCCGTCCACCAGCAACGGCGCTGACGTCGCGCCTGCCGTCATCACGCGTGTCTGGAACGACACGACCGTGAACGTCCGGGTGCTCGCCGACGCGCCGCCGAGCGCCACCGACTGGCGTACATCGCTCGTCCTGGTCGACGACCTCGACGACGGCGAAGGCCTCTGCCGCTGGATCTGGCCGGGGCGTGTGTGATGGCCGAGCCGATGACCCCCGCCGAGTGGCGGGCAGCTCTCAAGGCCGAGGGCGTGAAGTTCACCGAGTTCGCCAACTGGACCACCAGCGGCAGGGACTCCGCGACTGGCAAGCCGTTCGGCCCCGTGCACGGCATCCTCAACCACCACACCGCCGGGTCCGATTCGCTGAGAGCCGTGACCACGGGCGGGGCGCCGAACCTGCCTCCGCCTCTGTGCCACACGTACCTGCCCAAGTCCGGCGTCGCCGTCCTGGTGTCCTGTCACCGTGCCAACCACGCGGGCCTGGCGGCCAAGAATGTGGTCGACGCGATCACGGCCGAGAAGAAGCTCCCCAAGCAGGACAAGTCCTCGACGGTCGACGGCAACGACTGCCTGTACGGCATCGAAACCGAGAACCTCGGCAACGGCAAGGACGTCTATACCCGCGCCCAGTACGACGCGTGGGTCCGCTGGAACGCCGCGATCTGCCGCCACCACAAGTGGGGTGCGGGCTCGGTCGCCGGCCACCTGGAGACCAGCGTCGAGGGGAAGATCGACCCGGCCGGACCGGTCGAGGGCTACGGCACCCACGGCAGGTTCACGTACACCATGGCCCAGCTCCGCACGGACGTCGACGAGCGTCTCAAGCACGCCGCCTCCTGGTCCCCGGCCATCTCCACGACCCCAGCGCCGAAGCCGTCCGCCACCACGGAGGAGCGGCTCACGTCCCTGGAGAAACGCGTCACCGCGCTCGAGAAGAAGTGAGAGCCCGCCCCGAGCGGCTGGTGCGCCGCCGGGGCCTTACTTTTCGGCGTGATTTTATTCCGGGCTCTATGACACCCCAGGTCAGAGATGGTATCCGGCCTGCCCAGCAGAAAGGGGGGCTGGCCCATGCCTGCCTCGCTGTTCCCGTCCGTCCTGCGGACCGTCATCCCGCTCATAGCCGGATGGCTGCTCAGCCTCGCCGTACAGGCGGGCGTCACCATCGACTCCGAGAGCGTCACCACCGCGGTCACAGTCGCCCTGGTCCTCGCCTACTACCTCGTCTTCCGGCTGCTCGAGGTCCTCGGTACCAAGCTCCGCGGCACCGCCCTGCAGAAGCTCGCCGGGTTCCTGCTCGGGTGGGCGCGGCCGCCGGCCTACCCGTCCACGGACGACGGACTGCCGCCGATCACCCCGTACAGCGGCGGGTGACCCGCGCCGCGTACGGCGGCTGCCCGCACATCGGATCTCAGGAGGAGTGCGTGGACGCTGCGACCGTCAGTGCCATCGGCGTGATCGGCGTCGGGCTGGCGACAGCCGTAGTCGCGCTCATCGGAAAGCGGGGTGAGAACCGCGTCGGGTCGACCGGCGCGGTTCTCACCTCGTACGACGCGCTCGTCAACAACCTGCAGGAAGAGCGCGACCGGGCCACCGGGAAGCTCGCCGAGACCGAACGGCTCTTGGCGGCCGCGTATGCCGAACTCGCTGGGGAACGCGCCGACAAGGCCGCACTGCAGGGACAGATCAATGCCCTGACCGCAGAGAAGTCGCGGCTGCTGCAGCGCATCGCCGATTTGGGAGGCCAACCGCCGTGACCGGAGCCCGCGCACAACACGCCCTCGCCCAGCGGTGGCGAACTCTGGCCGTGACGGCCGTGCTCCTGGTCCTCGGCGGCGCCGTCGTCCTCGTGTGGCTGCGCATCGATCACGAGGCGGCGCGGGCCGACGCCTTGTCAGCGGAAGCCAACCGCCGAGGTGATGCGGTCACGACGCTCGCCGGTGACGTGAGAGTCCTGCGGGCGCAGATCAAAGCTCGGGGCGGTACACCCGCGGCACCGGATCCGGAGCGGGCCGTGGATGATCTACCGGAGAGGGCTCGGGTACCGGTGCCGATCCCGGGACCGACCGGAGCCACCGGGCCTCGAGGAGCCGAAGGCGAGAAGGGCGATCCGGGTGCGACCGGCACGCCCGGTGTGGCGGTGACTGGTGCGCCGGGATCGTCGGGTCCTCGAGGCGAGACGGGGCCAGTAGGTCCTGCTGGTCCGACGGGCCCGGCCGGGCCAGCAGGACCCCAGGGTGATCCCGGTCCAGCAGGCGAGGACGGGACGGACGGACAGGCGTGCCCTGATGGCTACAGCCTGCAGGCGCCGGCCTATGACCCTGACGTCCTGGTCTGCAGACGAGACTCGACGCCGAGCGACAACAGCCCCGACGGCGGGGCGAGCCTGCTGTCTCTGGGGCTCGATCCCACCCGCCGCCAGTACGCGTGAACGTCACGGCCCCCGCCTCCCACATGGGAGGTGGGGGCCGTTTCGGCGTGTCCGGGGTCAGACGGGGGCTGGACCGTTGCCGATGAAATCGACCCCTTCCGCGCTGTTACCTCGCGGAACGATGGGCGCCTCCTTGCCGTCCGGCATCCGGAGCAGCGATCGCTGTCCGGCGAGGAGGTGGAAGGAGAGTCCGGGTACGTCGGAAGTCAGGGTGCCGTACCAGGTCTTGGGGATCTCGCTGGTGTCGATGATGAAGTGTGCGTGGACGGGGAACTCTTCGCCATCGATGACGACGAGTGCGTCCGCCTCATGTTCTGTTGCCATGAACTGCAGTCTGGCGGAAGGACTCGATGGAATGCTTCGCGCCCCGACGGACGAGGTGGACTCGACGGCATGCTTCGCCTTCTGAGAGAGTCAGCCCCAAGGAGGTGACGTCATGGGATTCCCCGTAGATCTGACAGCCGCGCTCACAGGTGCATCTGTGTGGCAGCTAGCCAGCTGGCGCAAAGATCTCCTGCACCCTGAGGTGCAGAGCAATCCTGTCCTGTACTCCTTCCGGGATCTTGTGGCTCTGCGAATGTTCGTCCGCCTCCGCTCCGACGTACCGCTGCAGCGGATCCGTAAGGCGGTGAGCACCATGCGGCAGTGGGACCTCACGCAGCATCCCTCGCGCTACACCCTCCTCACAGACGGCGACACGGTCTTCCTGCAGGAGCACGACCGGGCAATCGACCTGGTCCGCCGCCCCGGTCAGGAAGTCCTCCTCAGCGTCGAGGACGCTTTCGCCGCGTTCACCAACCTCCAGGGCCGGGGCGTCGTCGACTTCCGCCGGCCCCGCCCCCACGTGGAGGTGGAGCAGCAGCGCCTCGGCGGCTGGCCTACCGTCGCCGGGACCCGTGTCGCCTACGACACAGTGGCGAAGCTCGTCGAGGGCGGCATTCCTCCGGCCGATGTCGAACGCTTCTACCCCAGCGTCACCCAGGCCGCCGCAGTGGACGCCGCAGACTTTCACGCGGAAGTGACTCAGCTGCGCAGGACGGCCGCGTGAAATTCTTCCTGGACGAGAACGAGTCTCCGGCTGTCCTTGCTCCACTACGAGCCGTTTTCTTCCGTCACGAGTTCGTGACCGCACACGACGAGCAACTGCGGGGCACCCTCGACCCTGACCTCATTCGCGAGGTGAAAGGCCGGGGATTCGACGCGATCATGACGCAGGACCGGAACCAGCTGTCCGACCGGGTAGAGCGGGCAGCCTACATAGAAACGGGCCTCCACTGGATCGGCCACCGCGAGCCGGACGCCTCCGGGTTGCAGCTCATTGCCGCCACGGCCTCCGCCTACCTGGCAGCCATGCCCCACATCCTCGACGCCCTGTCCCAGGTCACCGGCGCCCACGCCTTCCGGGTAGTCAACTTCCCCCTACAGGCCGGACAGCGAGTCAAGATCAACCCCATGAACGTGTAGCAGTACTTCACCCACGGACGTCCTGCACCCCGGCGCTCCCCAGGAACGCCGGGCCGTTTCGTCATGCGCGGGCTCAGGCGACCTCGAGAAGCTCGCCCTCAGCGCGGCCCGGCGAGGGCCCGCCGTGCGCGGTTGATGATGGCCTGCGCGTCGGCGCCGTACACCGCGGACTCGCGGAGCGTCGTCCACGTCCGGAGGTAGGTCTCCACGCTCGAGGCGTCGTCGATCCAGAGTTCGGCGTGCCAGTTCTCGACGATCACCTGGCGGTCGTCGTAGACCCAGAAGGCGGACGCCGGAGGGATCTTGACCGAGGCTGCGAGGGGGATGATCCCCAGTTCGACGGTGTCGAGCCCGATGGTCCCGGTCAGGCGGTCGAGTTGCGCGGCGAGGACGGAGGGTGGGCAGACCAGGGCGTGGAGGGCAGGTTCCCAGAGGAGCAGGTGGAATCGTTTCGAGGAGTCGTACAGGGCGTCCTGGCGCCGTATGCGGGAGCGGACGGCTTCCTCGGTGTCGCGTGGTGTGCGCTGCAGCTCGGCGTACCGGGTGAAGATGTGCCGGGCGTAGTCCGGGGTCTGGAGGATCCCGAAGATCATCGAGGTTTCCCAGCCTCGGAGCACGGTGGCGTCGGCATGCGCGCCGAGGTGGGTGTCCTGGACGGCGCGGTGTCCTGCTGCCAGCTGCCGGCGCCACGAACGGATGTGGGACTCGAAGCCGCGCAGCCTGGCGAGGAGTTCGTCGTACGCCTCGGGCTGATCGGTCGCCTCCGCCCAGAGCCGGAGGTCCTCGGGCGTCGGTGTCTGCCGGCCGTTCTCGAGTCGGCTGACCTTGGACTTGTTCCACCCGCGCCGCTCGGCGAGTTCAGCACCGGTGAGCCGGCCACCAGGGGCCGAGAGCCGCAGCTCGCGCAGGCGTAGTCCGAGAGCCTCGCGTGCCTGCTGGTAGTCCGTGCTCACCGGTGCCTTTCCTACTCCATGCCGGGCAGCTGCGCCGCGAACTCGTCGTACGGGATGGCGTGGTGCATGGCCGCGTCGCGGGCCTGGGCGTACCGCATCACCTCGGCAGGCTCGGTGATCAGCTCCACGTTGAGCAGCTGGTCGTCACCGTCGAAGCGCAGCCGGGCCACGAGCCGGGAGTCAAAGAGCCAAAAGTCCTCCGCCGGCAGTAACACTCGCTCGGCGTCGGCGCGCGGGAGGCTGTAGATCACCTCACCCACGAGGCTGTTACGGCGGGCGTTGTCGAGCAGGTAGAGCTGCCCCGGGGTCGGCGGCTGGTCGATGACCCGGACCCGCTCGAACCGCTTCCCGAGGGCGGTCTGCTGCCGCCGCTCGGCGCACCACTCGGCGTCGACGCCGTCCCAGTTCACCGTCTCGCCGCGGAGGAACTGGGCGTAGGTGTCGGTGAGTTCGTCCGAGGCGTAGCGGCGTCGCGTCTCGAGGCGCCAGGCGGTGTGCGCGAACTGTGCGAACAGGCGGTCGAACTCGTCCAGGCCGATGATGTTCGGCACTCGGTGGACCTCCTTGGGGCCGAAGTCGACGAGGAGTTCGCGCGGGACCACGATCGGTACCTCGCCGTCGTTGAGGTGGCGCAGCTGGGCGACGTCGCCGGGGTCGGTCAGTGCCGGGCCGTGCACGATCACCTCGCCGGTGTCGAGGTCCTCGTGGATGGACGGGCAGCCGTTGACTCCGCTGCCTGTGCCGTTGAAACGCAGTCGACGCATGGTCAGTTCCTTTCTCTGGAGGACTGATCCGCACAGCCTTGCTGAGCCGGGCGTCGCTCGTCTGCAGCCGCACGCCCCTTCGTCCGCAACTTTGCGCAACATGGCTGGTGCGTCAAGCAACATCGCGCAACTGATCTGGCCGGAGGGCGACACGGCTTCCTACCGTCGTCGTCATGGCCACAGCACCCGAGCTGCACGAAGTCGACCCGTTCACCGCCATGGAGTGTCTCCGGGCGGCCCTGGACCACGTCGGGATCGTGCTGCCGTCCCTCGCAGTCGATCCTGCATCGCCGACCTTGCGCCTGGTCGAGCTCGGGCGGGTCCGTGCGGACGTGGCTATGCGACTGGCCGACGCACTGCGAGGAGCAGCAGCATGACGACGATCACGACCGAGATTCCGCCGGAGGTCCTCGAGGCCTTAGCTCTTCCCGAACTGGCCGGCCTGGACGAGGACAGGGCGAGCGGGCGGGCGTGCGTGTGGGAGCGGGAGCGTCTGACGATCGAGACCGCGGTTGATCTCGGCGAGCAGCTGGCGCCGGCGGACTCCGCCAGCACGATCGGGCAGCGCTGGTTTCCCCGCTCCTGCCACCAGCACCTGGCCCAGCGCGCCCACGACGCTCTGTTCGCGCACTCCCGGAAGTGCGACCGATGTAAGGCCCCGGAAGGGTGCGAGATCGGCCGCTGGATGTACCGCCTGATGCGCGAGCACCGCCGATGATCTGTGCATCCTGCGACCGGCCAATCCGCGAGGGCCAGGGCGTCACCAGGCAGATCGACGGAGCGTCCGGGCCGGGCGGCACGGTGACCGTACACAGAGAGCCGTGCCGCCGCGTGGACCAACCGACAGTGCAACAGGGACGCGGCGTGCGCCCCTGGTAGATCTCCCGAGCCCCGGACGGCAAAGGGTGGGGCTCGGGCGAGACGGCCGCCCCCGCGGGGGCGGCCGTCAGCGGACGAGCTCGGCCAGGTCCACGCCGATCGCGTCCGCAATGCGAATCAGGGTGTCGAGCAGGGGCGAGGAGTGGCCTTGCTCGATCCGGCTGTACGAGGCGACGTCGACACCGGAGCGGCTACAGACCTCGAGCTGAGTGAGGTTGTGGTGCTCGCGCACCCGGCGGATCTGCTCGCCCACCTCGCGGCGGCGGGCGAGGACCCGGGCATCGGGTTGGGCAGGACGAGGTGGCACTCGTCCACACTCCAGACCCCATGATCAAATGTGATTAGGGTCCGCCCTAAGATGTGTGATCTTGGTGAGCGCGGGAATCACGCGGGCACCCCCTAGACGCCCTCTCCGACCAACTCCCCAGGCGGACGGAGGGGGCCGCGGCACCCCCGCCCGGGCGGGGGTGCCGCTGACTTTTCCCAACGCATCGGTAGGCCCGTTTTGCACTCACCGCCGGTCAGCCTTGGCGATCTCCAGACAGCCTGTTCCCGTGGGAACAAGGCCCGTCATTGAGCCCTCATCGAGCGACATTGAGCGTCACCGAACGCAGCCGCTATGTCCCAGTTTTCACGCATCACCGCAGGTCAGACGTGTAACAATTTTGGGTTCAAGTCCCGTCACTCACCCTGTGTGATCAAGGGCTGACCTGTGAAAACGGGTCAGCCCTTCGTCATGCCCGGACCCTTTGGGAACAGTCGGGAACACAGCCCCCTCCCCAGCACCCGATTCGGGGCCTAATCTCCCCGCATGGCGAGCATCGTTCCGCGCCCGAAGAAGTCGGGCGAGACCACGTACCAGGTGAAGTGGCGAGAGTCCGGCCAGTGGCAGACCGAGAACTTCGGCGGCGCCGAGGGCCAGGCGCAGGCCGAACAGTTCAAGGCCCTCGTCGAGGCGCACGGCAACACGTGGCCGTACGGCTGGGTCAAGGGCCAGGGATTCGTAGAGCCGGACACGGTCCCGGGGGACCTGGACTTCCTCGAGTGGGCGCGCCGGTACGTCGACAACCTGACCGGAGTCGACGACCGGACCAAGAAGGACTACCGGCGCGACATCAACCTCCATTTCGCCGGCGCGGCCTACACAGCCGCCGACGGCAGCGAGCAGCGCGTAGGCGGGCTGGCGCACACGCCCCCGGGCGGCGGGCCGCCGCGGCCGCCCACGGTCTGCACGGTGACACAGGACGATGTGTCCGCCTGGGTCGGCGGCCAGCACGCCGACCTCGTCCACCCCGAGCGTGAGGGCGTGGTGCTGCGTAGGAAGGCCAGCCCGAAGAGCATCGCGAACCGGCACGGTCTGCTGTTCTGCATCTTCCAGGCCGCGACCATGGCCACGCCTGCGCTGCGGGCCGACAACCCGTGCTCGAGGACATCGCTGCCCCGGATCGACGATGGCATCGACGAGGAGATGACGTTCCTCGAGCACGACGAGTACCAGCGGATCAGTGTGTGCCTGCGCGAGATCGATCCGAATGCCGCCGACCTCGGCGACTTCCTCGTCGGGACGGGCCTGCGGTGGGGTGAGGCAACCGCGCTGCAGATCAAGGACATCTCACTGGGCAAGCGCACCGTCAGCATCCAGCGGGCGTGGAAGCGCAGCGACAGCAACCAGTTCGAGCTGGGCCCGCCGAAGACGCGTAAGGCCCGTCGCGTGCTGGCTCTGTCGGATGGACAGCTGACGATGCTGCGGCGGCACATGACCGGCAAGCAGCCGGAGGACTACGTGTTCCAGGGCGGGCTGGGCGCGGCCTGGAGGCACAGCAATTTCTACAACCGGAAGTGGAAGAAGGCACTCAACGAGGCGATCTCGCGGGGCCTGACCAAGCGTCCGCGGATTCACGATCTGCGGCACACGCACGTGTCGTGGCTGATCGCGAGCAACATCCCGCTGCCGGCGATCCAGGCCCGGCTCGGGCATGAGTCGATCACGACGACGGTGGACCGGTACGGGCATCTCGTGCGGGCGCTGGACGGCGAGATCGCCGCGGCTGTCGAGGCGGCGATGGGGGTGCCGGCGCCTGCTGGTCTGCGGCAGGTCGTCTGAGAGCGGGCAGGGGCGGCGAGAGTGCGCCGCCCCCGAGCCGCTGGGGTGAGCTGCGTCAGTCGGGCTGCGGCGGCCGCCAGTTCTGTCGCCACAGTCCGGACCTGATGATGTAGTCCAGGTCTGCGGTCATCTCGCTGCCCGCCTGGGGGGATATGTGGCCGTGGACGACCAGCCAGGCGAACGTGCCGTCTCGCTCGACAGGCATGACGACTCGCCCGCCGGGCAGGGAGTCGACGAACTCGATATGCACTTCCATCTGAGGGTCCGGCGGGGTCACCGGTTCGGGGCTGGATTCGTCGTTCCGATTCCGCTCGGTTGAAGCGTCATCGTCTGCCATGTAGCGAGACCCCCTTGCCCTGTCCATGCGCACACTCGTTCACGTGTTCGAACGCGCGAACGGACGGATCCGATTTCGCCCCCAGGCGGACCCACGACGATGCCACACCGGTCACGCCGCGACCAGAGTGAAACACGTGGCAGGTGAAAGTATGACTACCCGTAAATTCCCTGGCCAGAACTCTGTGTTCTGTCGCGGCGCCCATACGGCTGGCGTCGCGGAGCGGCCCCTCGGCGTCCGTGGCATCGGCCTCTTACGCGAGTCACACCAGCGCCGCCCGGGAAGGTTCGCCGCAGGCGATGCACCCCAGCGCACCGTTCACGGCATCCCGCAAGGCGCTCGTGCACTGGTCGGCCGGGAGTAGCCAGACGCGGCTGTCCTCCTCCTCCACCGGGACTACGAAGCGGCGGCTCGGCATCGCGTGCGGCGGGATGAGCTCCCAGCGTGCGGCCGCAGGACACAAGCCCAGCGCAGGCTGTGTGCGCTCGTGGTGCGTCCAGTCCTGGTGGCGGCCCATCCAGTTGAGTTCCCAGACGAGGCGGCCGCGTATGTGCCGACTGTCGAGGTAGATGTCCACGACGGACCCGGGGCCATCCTCGACATGTATGAGGCGGCCTGTCGGCATCCGCTTCGGCTGAGCGAGGTGGTACACCGCTATCGTGCGCAAGCCTGACATCTACGCCCCCTGTCTCCTGCACCGCAGCGGTGCAGGCAGCATGGTTACTTGAGCGTTCCCACCCCCCAGGCGGATCACCATTAGACCTCGATCAACACTTTCAGCCAATAGGGCACACACAGCCAGTAGTCATGGCTGGCCAACAGGCCATGCCTAAAAGGGTGTTGACGGAAAAATCGATTCAGTCGGTCTTCAGATTGCGCCAGGACGACATGAGCGCACGGACCCTTTGCTGATCTTCGGGCGACATGTCCCGGTAGTCGTGGACGAGTGCGCGGACCTCTTCGTCCTCACTCCAGACGGTGTCGACGCGCCAGAACTGGCTACCGGCCGCTTCCTGGACGAGGCTCAGCGGCACCTGAAGGCCGACATGCAGGCCCGCGAGGCGGCCATAGTCCGGGATCTCCCGGAGCAGCCCTTTCTCGAGGCGATCGATCCAGTTGTGATCGACCACGGGCCCCGCGTCGGGGTGCTCCGGATTGATGCACCGGCCGGCCAGGACGCGCAGGGAGAGTCCGAGCTCCGCTCGCCGTGTGCGCACGAGATCTGAAAGATCTGTCCGCGCCGCCTGCTCCACCATGAGGGTCATCCTGCCACTCCGAGTCGACGTCTGGGCGCGGGGGTGTCCACGTTGCTGGTGATACGTCGGTGATGTTGATCCTGCTCAGCGGACTGCCCTGTATCTGACGCAGGACAAAGTGTCCACGAGATCGGACAGGTGCCGCTAGGGCGCGTTCGCGTCATTGGCCAATTTTTGGCGCACAACACGCGCTGTCTCACGGGATAGACAAGCTGTCCACGCCGTGCCACACTCTGATGTCTCACCACAGAGACACGCTGTATCCAGGGGTGGACAACTTGCTTCCTGACGAACCCATGTACCAACTCGCGGATCGCGAAGGCTGCGAGGGCCGAGTCTTCCTCCGTCTGCTCATGGAGCGCACGGGGAACGGCCGGAAGATCAACGTTCGACAGCTCGCCCAGGCAGCCGGCGTCTCGCACGGCCTGATCGGCAACCTCCTGACGGGCACGAGCAACAAGCTCACGCACAGCCAGGCCAGCCGCGTCGCCCGCCGCCTCGGCGTGGACACGGGGCTCCTCTGGGAGGAGATCGGCCGCAGCGTCGAGGCTCTCGCCGAGATCCCCCGGCAGGACAGGGCGCTGGTATGAGCGGCCGCCACACCTACCCCGAGGCGGCGGAGATCCTCCGCGTCGAGGAGTCGTGGCTGCGTCGGCACATCAAGCAGCTGCCGCACTCCAAGAAGGGCCGGAAGGTCACGTTCTCGGACGCGGACCTCGATCGCATCGACGCCCTCACCCACTACGAGCCGACGACCGGCCCGCTGGCCGTCGCTCCCCTGCCCCAACTCGGGGTCACACCGCATCCCCTGAGCAGTCTGCGCCCGCTCCCGCGCCGTGGCACGGCACTGCAGCGCGCCTGACGGCACAGCAAACGGGGCCGCTGCGCACCCTGTCCGGTCCGCTGCAGCCCCGCTCGAGATCGCTCACCTCACCACTGACGAATGAGGTTCACGTGGAAAAGAGTACCCAGACCACCGACCCGGCGCCCACCGTGCAGCCGGAACCGAGAGTGCCCACCCCGCCGGTCGACCCGGCGCGTGCCGCGTACCGGCGGGCCTCGTCCTTGGCCGACGGCATCGTCGACCAGCTGACCGTGCTGCCCCACGCCATAGAGCAGTACGAAGACTTCGGCGGCGTGTACGGCATCCGTCTCCACTTCGGGAACGACCTGGATGCAGGCTGCGGTGTTCTCGAGGTCGCCGCCCTCGCCGACGCGGACGTCCTCCGGGACCCCGTTGCCAGCGGCGTGTGGGTCGAGACGCACGCCACCATCGAGGGCGTCAACGTCATCGCCCGGGCGCTGCTCACCAAGGACGCCGTTGACGCCCTCGACGACGACCCGGTCCCGGACACGGACACGGTGCCCGAAGAGCCCGCCATCCCGCCGCCGCCCGCCGCCGAGCCGGTGCCGCTCTACGCCACCGTCCTCCCCGTCGTGCCCATCACCGCCGCGATCGCGGACGGCGCGAAGTGAGCCGGGTCCTGCAGCAGCAGCTGCTCGCCTACATCGACACCGCGGTGGCCGTCCTCGACCTGCCGCTGACCAACGACCAGCTCGAGCGCCTCGCCGTCGAACTCACCCCGGCGGTAAGGGCGATGCTCGCCAAGCGGGACGCAGTAATCGCCGAGCTCGAGCCCGCCCCGTACACCGTGACCGACACGGCCGTCACCGGCGAGCGCGTCGTCAGCGAGTACGCGGGCTGCACCCTGAGCATCAACCCGGACGTCGCGGAGGATGCGCCGGCCGCGCTCCTCGGTCTGGAACTGCGCAGCACCCAGTCCGACGTCCTGGCCCTCGACATCCCCAGTGCGACCAGGCTGGTCGTCACCGTCAAGCCCCGCTCCCCGCAGGCCTGGACGTGGTGGCTCGACAAGTTCCAGGCCACCACGTGCACGCCGGAGCAGCCGTGCTGCACCACCACGACCGGCCGGTACGGCGACATCACCGTCGAGCTCCGCGGCGACGGCGTGCCCGACCTCCTCGCGGGCCGCAGCGCTGCCCGGCTGGGCGACTTCATGGCCGGCCACCCGTGGTGAGCCAGGCGGCCAGTACGGCGGAGTGGATCGGCTCCGGCGTCCTCGGCATCAGCGCGCTGTTACTCGTCGCCATGGCCGCCCACCTCGGCGCCTCATCCGCCCACGCCGACGCGGACGCTGAGTTCGCCGCCTACCGCGCCGAACGCGACCGCCGCATGACACCGGCCGGACCCGCACCCGCCCCCGAGCCGTGGCCTGACCTGCTGGACATCCTGCCCATCCCCACCAGTCCACCGGCCGAGGCCATCCCCCTGCAGGAGCGAACCCTGCAGCTCCACGAGGTCAAAGCCCACCGCGCACGCCACCGCAAGGACCCCGCATGCAGCTGATCGAATCCCTCTACCTGGGGTGGAGCCGGCTCGACCACCCCGCCGACTGCCCGCGGCCCACCTGGGATGTCGTCGAGATCCTCCACGACGAGGGCGGTCGCATCGTGCAGACGGGTGCCGAGCACCACGCCTGCGCCAACGACACCTGCTCCCACGCCGATTCGTTCGGTCGCGTGCGGCTGCGGCTGCTGTGCCGGGACTGTGGCAGCGTCCGGACGATCACCGGCGAGGGCCTCACCCAGGTCTGCACCCACATCTCGCTCACCGGCTGGGGCCAGGCGCCCCGGCGGGTGGGCGGGGTGTGGCTGTGGCCCGGCCAGCCCCCGGCCCCCGGCCGCGAGCCGCACGACTACCTCGTCACCCGCGAGCAGGTGGACGCGGTCACGACCGAGTCCCTGTACGGGATCATCACCCGCTACCGCGACGCCGAAGGCACCCCCCGATGGATCGCTGGCGCACTGCCCGACCCGGACGGCGCGCACCAGGTCCACAGCCTGCGCTGGCGCCACCGCTCCACCGGCCTCGCCGACCTGGACGCGGCCGCCGCATGGATCGCTGGTGCGGAGACCCGCGCGCAGCGCCCGCTGGTGGTGGCGGTCTGATGCCGGCGCGCGCTCAGCGTCCCCGGCTGCCGGAGACCAGCGAGGGCCAGCTCAGGGCCAAGCACGCCTGGAACCAGGGGATGACCGGCAAGCCCCGCCCGCCCGAGCAGACCGCCGTCGTCGAGACGTGCACGGTCGACAGCTGCGGCAGCCCCACCACCGGACCTACCCCCCGCACCTACATGGTCCGGGTGCTCGGCGCAGCGGACGGCGCGGCCGCGCACTGGTACTGCCGCGGCCGCTGCGCCGCGATCGCCCGGGCGCGCGCGGACCTCCGCAGCATCCCGATGCGCCGGGCCGGTGACCGCTGATGTCCCGCATCGACACGATCGCCGCCGCCCTGCGTCACCCGCAGCCCGTTCGCGAGCCCCTCGCCATCGAGCTGCGCGGCTCGGTCGTGCAACTGCTCGGGCCCGGCACCACGGACCCGACCTGGACGGCGACGCCCGAGGTCATGGCCGAGGCGATCGACAGCGCGCTGCAGAAGGACACCAGCCGCAGCCGTCGGCCGCGGGCGGACGAGTCCACTGCCCGCGCCGAGATCCTCGCCGCCCTCGACGACGCCGGGTACAACGAGGCCGCCGCGCTCGAGCTCCTCACCCGCGCACACCGCGAGCCGCACGAGGCCGAGCCGGACCCGGACTGCCCCGAGAGCCTCGCGGGCGGTCACGCCCTGATCGTCGAGCACGGCGGCTACGAGCTCCTCGGCACCTGCCAGTGCGGCCGCCGTCTCGGCTCCCTCGTCCCCAGCGGATCCGTCGACCATCTCGCCGGGATCTGGGAACGCCACACCACCACCGAACTCCCGCCCCTCACCTCCCCGATCGGAGCGCCATGACCCAGCTCGCCCACCCCTGGTACGAGGACCTCACCGACAGCGTCACCGCCATGCGCGAGGCCGCCTACGAGTACAAGGTCGCCCAGCGGTCGGCCAAGAGCCTGCGCGACAGCGTCCAGTTCGAGCGCCGGCGCGTCGAGGAGGGCCGCATCCACGCCCTCCCCATGCCCAACGCGCGGGATGGGGCGGGCTGGGCGTTCCGGCCGCACAGCCGTGACCCCCACAGCAACGCGATCTTCGAACTGCACGCGACATACGGCCGCCTGCTCGGCGCCACCAGCGGTGCCTTCGAGCACGCGTCACTGCTGTTCGCGTCCGGCGCGGCCTGGGCCATCACCCAGGTACAGAAGGGGAACACCCCGGACCGCGTCGCCTTCGAGCGAGACCCCCAGGACACCGACCAGCTGGTGCCCAGGTCGTTCGAGATCGTGGGCCTGGACCGCTACTCCGGAACCCCGGCCCTGGCCGCGGCGTACGAGCGGCTCGCCGACTGCCTGTACTCCGGCGAGGTCGGCGAGGACCTGGCAGGCCGGGACTACCTCGCCGATCACGAAGCCTCCGACATGCACGACGCGTTCGCCCACGCCGACGGCACCGGGCCCGCCGCCTACGCGTACGGCCTCCTCGCCGAGAGCGCGCTGCGCTTCGCCCTGCTGCCCATCCGGTACAGCAAGGCGGCTGCTCCTCGGCCCACGGTGCCGGAGCAGCCCGGCCCCGTCGACACCGAGTGACGGACGGCCCGCCGGTCCCGGAGTGCCGGCACTGGATCGGTGCCGAGCGCCGCCACTGCCGGTCCGGGGACAGCATCCGCGACTACCTGCCCGGCCCGCGCTGTCCCCTCCATACACCCAGCGCCCTCGCCGGGAAGGACGAGCCGGGCACCCCACCACCGGCTCCCGTACAACCGGCCGCCTCGGCGGCAGTCGACCATCGATCGGACCTGAACCTGTGACCACCACTGCTCACCACCCCAGCCCGGCCGACCTCGCCCGCCGCCCTGCCCCGGCACCGGCGCCCGCCACGTCCACGACAGCGGCCCACCCCAAGCGGCAGCAGCGGCCGGCACCGGAGCTTCAGCCCTACACGCCGCGCGTGCTGACCCCCGCCGAAGCCGTCGCTCCCGGCAAGTTGCACAGGAGCGAGCTCCTGCGCCCGATGTTCCAGCAGGGCGTACGGCTCAGCCGCATGCAGCCGCACGCCCGTCTCGTCGCGCTCACCCTCCTCGGCTACGCCAATTTCCAGACCGGCCTCATCCACGAGAGGTGGACTCCCACCACCGAGGAGCTCGCCTACGCGACCGGCCTCACCACCGAGCAGGTCCAGGTCCAGATCGAGGTCCTCACCCAGCGCGGATGGGCCTACACCCGAGCCCTAAAGCAGGGCCCGCGCGCCGGACAAACGGCCCTGCAGATGTGCGTGCCCGCCTTCGTCCTCGAGCAGCTCCGCGCCCGCAAGGACCAGGACGCACCGGCCAACTGACCCTCAGCCCCACCGACCGCCGGGCGGGCGCTGACCACCCGCGCCCGCCCGGCGCCCAACCCGCCAGCAGAGGAACCCATGCCCGTCGCCGCGCACGCAGCCCTCCCGGCTGCCGAGCACCCTGAGCCGCACACCGCGGCTACCGGGGCGCTCCCGCGCGGCGGCGGGCTGACGGTTCGTGTGCCCCTGCGCCTGGTCGTAGGTGCTCAGTACGCCGATGCGGCCCTGAGTGTCTACGTCAAGATCGCAGCGCTCGCCCTCCGCCCGGAGGGCTGCACCGCCCGGGTCGCCACCATCGCCGAATACCTCGGCATGTCGAAGTCCGGCACCGAGCGGGCCCTCAAGGAGCTCACTCGGCCCGACGACGTTGACGGCCTGATCGAGGTGCCCACCCGCCGGCGGACCTACAAGGACGGTCGCGGCCAGTCCGCCGAGCGCTACACCCGAGCCCTCGCCGCTGGCGAACTCTGGGTCCGCATCCCGGTTCGTGCGGCCGAGGCCCTCTCGCCTCGGCTGCTGCGCCTGTATGCGCTCCTCGCCTACGCCACCGCCCGCCGCATCCCGGTGACCGCGGCCGAGCTCGGCGAGATGCTCCACCACCACACCGGCCAGCGCGTCGGCGAGCACCTAGGCGAGCGCCAGGCCCGACGCCTGGTCGACGAACTCGAGTCCACCGGCTGGCTGGCCGTACGCCGCCGCGAGGGCGAGCGCGGCCGCCACGCGTACGAGACCCGCCGCCACCCGCTGACCCTCCTCGGCGCCATCCCCTCGGAGCGTCCCGACGAGGAGGTTGTGGGTGAGGCCGGGGCACCGGTCATTCATGACGGATCGGGTCCGGCGGATCATGACGGATCCCTCGCGTCTAAGGAAGACCTGCAGACTGACCGACGTGATGAGACGCAGGTAGTTGGTGGTTCCCGCCGTAGGCGAGGTGACCGTAGTACGCCTGTGGAAAACGTTGGCGATCTTGTTCCGGCGACGTTCGGGCCGGGCGCCTCTCGCGCTCCGCGCGGCGACCACACCCCCCGGCCCGACGCCGACAACAGCACCGCGACCGGTCCGTACACCGGGCCCGAGCTCCGCTGGACGCAGCGCATCCACGACGCCCTCGCCCCGGTCCGCGGCGACCTCGACGGCATCCGTCCCCACGTGCTGCGCCAGATCGCCGTCCTGATCGGCACAGAGCTGGACGCCAACCCGGCCAGCAGCAGCGGCCGGATCGCCGACCGCATCAGCCGCCGCCTGCAGCCGGTCATGCGCGAGGACATCCGCAGCATGGGCGGCTGGCTCCTCAAGGTCGGCCTGCCCCACCGCGGTTGTGGCCTGGACTCCTGCGAGGACGGCCAGGTCTGGCCCACCGGGGAGCCTTGCGAGATCTGCGCCCACGCCCACCAGGTCCAGTCCGCCCAGTGGCGCCGGGCACGCGAGCTGCAGCACCGCCTGGACGAGCTCCGCGCCCGGGCCGCGGCCGCCGACGGGACGGTGCTCCCGGCGAAGGCCTCGTACCGGGAGCGTGACCGGGCGTCGGACGAGGAGATCCGGCTGGCGATCGCGGAGCACGGACCGATCGGAGCGCTCCACATCTACGGCCACCTCCGCACCGGCCCTCTGCTCCGCGCCGGGGGCTACCAGGAGCAGCTGCCCCTCCCGTCCGTTCCGGAGGTACTGGCGGTGGAGCCGCTGATCCTCGGGCGGATGCCCGAGCCGGTCCGCGCCGCGGTCCGCCCCGGCGCCGTACAGGTGCAGACCAGCGCGTGCCCTACCTGCCAGGCCGGCCCGGGCCAGGCGTGCACCACGCCGCGCGGGCGGCGCCGCCACACCCCGCACCAAGCCCGACTTGATGTCACCCACCCGGCGGCCTACGAGGCCGCGAGCGGAGAGGACAGCTGATGCCCACCACCCCACATCCCACCCGCGGTGTCACCGAATGTGGCCGCTGCGGCGGACGCATCCGCTGGGCCACCGTGATCGGCTCCGGCCAGCGGATGCCGCTCAACGCGCTGCCGTCGCCCATGGGCGGGTACGCCGCACACACCACCGGATCCGGCGGTCTCCTCGTCCGTGAGCTGACCCGGGACCGGGCCGAGCCCGAGTACCTGGAGTGGAAAGCGGTCGCCCACTGGTCCAGCTGCAGCGGGTCCGGGCAGCAGTCCGCCGCGCCTCCGCGTTCTCGGCCCGCGCGCCGACGACCAACCACGCAGCCGCCCCTGTGGGGACAGCCCGGCGGGCCGAGGACGAGCCGATGACCGGGCGGGCCAGGGGCGTCGTCCTCACCCCTGCTGAGCGGCGAGTCATCGTGCCGCGCGTCGCCGAGATGCTCCGCGCCGGCGAAACATACGAGCGCATCGCCAGGGAGGTCGGCATCAGCGAGGCGACCATCTCGCACCTACGGACCAGGCTCGGCATCCCGCTGGTCCCCAACCTGCGGCGTGGCCGGAGCATCACCGCAGCGCTCGCGATGTACAGCAAGGCCTACGGCGACGGCCACCTGCGCTGGACCGGACCGGCCAGCAACGGAGTGCAGCGGCTCCGCGCCGACGGGAAGAGCTTCATCCCGCGCCGAGTGACGTTCGAGGCGCACCACGGACGGCCGCCGTACGGGGTGGTGACCGTCGCGTGCATCGAGCTGGGATGTATCGCCGGAGCGCACCTGGCCGACTGGCCGATGAGGGACCCGGAGGCTGCGCTCGACGCGCAAGTCGCCGCGATCTTCGGCATGTCGGATGAGGAGAGCGCGTCATGAGCGCGGCTGCCCCGGTGCCCGTGCCGGACGAGGACCACTCCACCGGCACGGCATGGCGCGCCCCGCATCTGGAGCCCGCCGCTGTCCTGCCGCCGCACCTCCCGCCGTGCACGGCAGAGGAGCAGGCCGAGCATCTGGCCACGCTCGCGGAGGGGATCTCCGGTTTCCACGTCGGTGTCGCCCTGCAGGCCAACAGCAAGCGGGATGTGGCATGACGGCGGCCGTGTCGCGCGAGGACTGGCGGGCGGCCGCGGCCTGCGCCGAGGAGAGGGCGTCGCTGTTCTTCGCCAGGTCTACGGCCGCGGCGATCGCGATCTGCCAGCGGTGTCCGGTGCGCGCCGAGTGCCTGTACGACGCCCTCGACTCTGACGCCCCCGGCGGGGTCTGGGGCGGCCTCACCCGCCAAGAGCGCGAGGACCTGCCTTCACTGCCCGATACCCCGGCCGCGGCGATCGCCACGCTCCGCGACCACCTCGACCAACTCGATGCCATCACCGACGAGTCCGCACCGACCGAAGGAAGAGCCGACATGGAAGACACCATCCCCACCCCGCGCACCCCCGAGCCCGTACCCATTCCCGTCGGACGGCTCTTGGCCTGGGCCACCGACCACACCGACGCGAAGATCCGCAAGGCCGCCACACAGGCGAAGGACGCGCTGCAGATTCTGCGCACGCGGCACGCCGCTGACGAGCGGGTGAAGTCCATCGACGCGGAGACAGCGGCCCTCGAGGAACGCCTCGCTCAGCTGCGTGAGCAGAAGGCCTCCATCGCCCCGGCCAGGAAGGCCTCGACAGCAACCCGGGACTACGAGCCCGCGGACGTCCGGACCTGGGCCGCAGCTGCGGGCATCGACGTCCCAGCCCACGGACGCGTCCCGAAGACCGTCGTCGACTCCTGGCGCGAGGCCGGTGCACCCACCCGCCAGCAGTGACCCACACGCAGGCGGCCGCTCCTGTCCGTAGCAGGAGCGGCCGCACCCACCCAGTCCACCACAGCCCAGAAGGAGCAGGCCATGCCTGAACCCGCCACCCGCGCCCAGGCCGCCATCGCCCTCGTCACGCACATCGACCAACTGATCGCGTCACTGCGCGCCAACGCCGAGGCCGGCCTCCCTGAGGACCAGCCCGGTATGGAGCGCGCCACGGAGCTCCTGGGCCTGCACAAGGCCAAGCTCCTCGCTGGCGAGCAGGCGGTGAGCCTCGAGTCGCTGCTGAACGCGGTGGCGGCAGCGTTCGCCGCCCGGTCCGCCGTCGAGCGGGCGTACGCCCTCGCCCGCCAGTGGGGCGTGCTGCGTGCATACGGCGACGCGGCAACCAAGCTGCGCGCCGTGCTCGCCGCGCCGCCGGAGGTCCTGCCGGCTGGCTTCGCACGGAGCTCGATGGTCTCCGTGGCCTGCGCGTGCTGCGAGTACACGTACGACGAAGACGAGGCGTACACCGCCCTCTTCGACTCGATCGAGGAAGCCGCCAAGGCCGTGCAGGCAGCGGGCTGGACCGTCCTCGATGACGGCCGCGTCCTGTGCGACACCGACGACCCCGAGCACCAGGCGCTCCGCACCCCTCCGACCCCGGATCCGGCCCCGGTCTCCGTGTGTGAGGGGCAGCAGGCGATCTCTGTAGGCAGCCACGACAGCGAGGCGCAGCCGGAAGACCCCAACAGGTGCCAGACCGTCGACGTCGACGGCGACACCGTCCTCGTGCGCGGCGGCAGCGAGATGACGCAGGACGAGCGGGACCTGATCACCGACGTCGTTCGAACGGCGCGCCGTCAGGTCGAGGCGGAGCGGCCGTCATGACCCAGCTCCCCCTCGAAGACATCGACTGGTCCGAACTCGCCCTCGACGAAGACGAGGACGACGAGGACGAGTGGGAGGACCCAGACCCTCATCTCCGCGACCTCCACGGGCAAGGCCTCACCGCGATCCAGCTCCACACCATCGAGGACGTCACGCTCACCGGGTTCTACCTGTGACCCGGCCCGAAGCCAACGCCATTGCCCGCTGCGAGCTCACCGAGCTGCCTCTCGAGGGCTGCGCGCACTGCCGCGGCGATGTCCTCGAAGAGCCCACCATCCCGCCGACGTCACGGCCCTGGTTCCACGCGATCTACCCCGGCACCTGCGCCGCCTGCGCCGCACCCTTCGAACCCGGCACGCCCATACGCCTCGAGGCCCCTCGCGGGTGGCGCGCCGACTGCTGCAGAGAGGACACCCCTTGACCAGCCACCGTCGCTACCAATATGCCGCTGCTGTCGGCGCCGTCATCCTCGCCGCGCTCGGCGTCGCCTGCTTCCACCAACACCTGTGGCTGCCCGCCCTGGTGGTCGGCGTCGGCAGTGGCGTGCTCTTCGAAGCCTCCGCCCGCGAACGGCGCAACCACCTGCGCACCGTGACTGAGCACGAATGGGCCAGACGCGCCGCAGTCGGGGACAACCCGGAGCCGCTGCGCCCCTGCTGCCTCTTGGCCGGAGCCTCCCGCGGCAGGGCCCACCACCACAACCGGTGCACCCGCAGTCCAATCGCGGCCCTCCTGCTCGCCGCCCAGGCCGACCACCCCAACACCACCTCCAAGGAGAGTTGATGCACGACCCGCTCACGGTTGCCTTCGAGATCCGCCGGCCCTGGCCCCGGCGCGACAACTACCGGACCGAGCAGTCCGTACGTACGGGCGAGCGCTGGAAGATCGGCGGCGCGTTCTGGGTGCTCGCCGGACGCGAGGTCTACTGGCCGTGCCTGATCACCGTGTGGCACCGCGATCCCTCCGGCTACGACGACACCACCTGCCGCACCCAGCGGTGGCGTTGGCACATCCACCACTGGCGCATCCAGGTCGCGCCCCTGCAGGCACTGCGCCGCCGCCTCCTCACTCGCTGCACCTGGTGCAAGGGCCGGCACACCAAGGGCGATGCAGTGAACATCTCCCTTCAGTGGGACCGTGCCCGCGGCCGCTGGTGGCAGGGCGAGACCGGCCTTTACCACCGGGAATGCTCGCTGATCCACAGTGCGCACCGCACCTGCGTCTGCCAGGACCCGCTCCTGCAGCACCACGACCACGGGAAGTGCTACCTGTGCGGCCGGT